GCCGTCCGGTTTGTGTGTGATCGAAAAGTTCTAGGCGGCCAAGATGGTCAAGCGTGGCAAGGTTGAGTTGGCGGTTGGCCGGGATCTCCGCACGCTGACTCCCGAGGCGCGGCGGTCTGGGCTGGCCGCGGCCGCGGTGGCGTTGGCGCAGCTGCTGGATGGTGAGTTCGTCGGGGTGTGCCGGTCCTGCCAGGAGGACGTGACGATGGCCGTGGAGGCTTCCGCGCGGGATGCCGCCGCTGTCGCCCGGGAGTTGCGCGCGACGTTGACGACGTTGCGGGAGGTGGGTGATGACAGCGCTGCTGGAGCCGCGCTCGCAGCTCGACTGTCCTCCCCGGTGGACATCCCCACGATCACCCGGGCGGCAGACGCTCGGCGGGCGGATCGCGGAGGTCGCGGATCTGTTGGGGACGCCGCTGATGCCGTGGCAGCGCCACGTCGCCGACGTCGCACTGGAACTTGATCCCGCGACGGGTCTGCTGGCGTACCGGGAGGTGGTCCTGACCGTCCCGCGGCAGTCGGGGAAGACGACGCTGCTGCTGGCGGTGATGGTCCACCGGGCGCTCGGGTTCGGGAGCCGCCAGAAGATCATGTACACCGCGCAGGACCGGCTGTCGGCTCGGAAGAAGTGGGAGGACGAGCATGTGCTGGTCCTCGAGCAGTCACCGGTCCGGGCGATGTTCAACGTCCGCCGGCAGATCGGCCAGGAAGCTATCCGCTGGCATAACGGCTCCCTCCACGGGCTGACCGCCCCCAGTGAGAAGGCGGTCCACGGGGACACGTTGGACCTTGGTGTGATCGATGAGGCGTTCGCGCGGGAGGATGACCGGGTCGAGCAGGGCATGAAGCCGGCGATGGTGACCCGCCCGCAGCCGCAACTGTGGGTTGTGTCGACGGCTGGGACGCTCAAGTCGGTCTATCTGCGGGAGAAGGTCGAGGCTGGGCGGCTTGCCGCGCAGGCGGGGATCACGTCGGGGGTTTGCTCGTTCGAGTGGTCCGCCCCGCCGGATGCGGACCCGGGCGATCCGGCGACGTGGTATGGGTGCATGCCGGCGTTGGGGCGCACCGCCCGCGTGGAGGCGATCCGGGCGGATTTCCAGACGATGAAGCTGGATGAGTTCCGCCGCGCATATCTGAATCAGTGGCCGTCGGAGGCCCCGGATGAGTGGCTGGTCGTCGGCCGGGACGAGTGGCAGGCGCTGACCGATCCGCGTTCCCAGATCGACGGTCGGGTCGCGTTCGCGGCGGATATCACCCCGGACCGGTCGACCGGGTCGATTGCGGTGGCGGGTCTGCGGGCGGATGGGTTGCGGCATGTGGAGAGTGCGGTGGATCCGCAGCGTGGGACAAGCTGGATCGCCCCAGAGCTGCTTCGCCTGGTCGCCGAGCACAAGCCGTGCGCGGTGGTGATTGATGGGGCCGGGGAGGCTGGGTCGCTGATCGCGCCGCTGGAGGCCGCCGGTGTTGAGGTGGTTAAGCCGACGTTGCGTGAGGCGACCCAGGCGTGTGGCCAGTTCTATGAGCTGGTGACCGACTCAAAAGCGTTGCGGCATCGGGGCGAGCCGGCCCTGACCGCGGCGCTGGCGGGAGCTCGGAAGCGGGAGATCCAGGATGCGTGGCTGTGGGCCCGGAAGGGCTTGGCGGTGAATATCTCGCCGCTGGTCGCCTCGACGCTGGCGCTGTGGGGCTTTGCCACTAGGGGTCACATCACCCCGGAATCTGCCCCAGCCCCTGACATTTTCTAGCCGAAAGGCGCGCAATGCCCCGCAGAATCATGGCGATCGGTGCTGCCGTGGCCGGAATCTTCATGCTAGCCGGGCCGGGTTGGGCGCTGCTCACTCTGGCTCTGCTGGTGGAGATCGGCTGGCCACGGGACCGTTCCGTGTGGGTGGAGGCAGCCCGCCGGCGGGCGCTTGAGGTATGGCCGCGCGTGCGAGCGATCCCGCAGCAGATCGCCGCGGCGGTCGGCACCGGGTCCAGTTTGGTGCTCATCCCAGTTGGGGTTGGCGTGTTCGCGGGGTGGGGGCTGGCGGTGCTGGTACTTGGGGTGCTGACGCTGAGCCTGGGGCTGCTGCTTGATCGGACGGCGTGATGGGGTGGCTGACCGGACGGAAGACGATCGGGCTGCAGGTCCCCTCCGGCGACCAGAACGTCATCAGCATCCCCCCGTTCGGTGGTGGTAAGCCGAACCTGGACGGGGCCCTCTATCCGGACTCGAGCTATGAGACGTTCGCGCGGAATGGGTATGGCCGCAACGAACTCGTCTATGCGTGCATCACGGAAAAAGCCACTTCCCTGCCGCAGTCGATTCTGCGGGTGTATCCGACGGGGAAGATGGGGGGGGAGCCGCTCGAGGACCACAGGCTCCGCAGGCTGATCAGCCAGCCGAACCCGGTGACCAACGAGTTCGAGTTCTTCGAGCTCGGCGTCACCTACCTGGACCTTGCCGGGAATACCCCGATCCTGATCCAGCGGGCCCGTGACGGCCTCCCGGCGGAGCTGTGGCCACTCCGGCCGGACTTGCTGCGGGTGTTCCCGACGAACAATCCGCGGGTGTGGGATTACGGCTATTCGCTGGACCCGTCCGCGGGGGTGCGGGGGTCGCTGATGGATGTGGTCCCGATCCCCCGTGGGGATCTGATCCACATCAAGTACCCGAATCCGTTGGATCAGTATTTCGGGCAGCCACCACTCCGTCCCGCCGCGACGGCGACGTCGCTGGACAACTCCGCATCGGATTTCGTGGAGACGCTGCTCCGCAACCATGCCGTCCCGGGGATTGTGGTGACGACCGCGGAGGCGACCAACGACGAGGTCACCAAGAAACTCAAAGAGAAGTGGCGGCGTGCGTTCGGCGGGTCACGGCGGGGGGAGCCGGCGTTCCTCCAGCAGGGCATGGACGTGAAGATGCTCGGCCTGAACCTCCGCGACCTTGAGTTCCCCGACCTGCGTGCGACGACGGAAAGCCACATCTGCATGGTCCTTGGTGTCCCTCCCATACTCATTGGTGCCAAAGTAGGGCTAGATAGGTCAACCTTCACGAACTACCGCGAAGCCCGCGCGTCGTTTTGGGAGGAGACGGTGATCCCGCTGCAACGCCGCTTCCTCGAGCCGGTGAAAACCAGGCTGCTGCCGGAGTTCTCCGGGGTTGGCAGGTCGCGGGTTGAGGTGCGCTGGGACAACTCCGAGGTCCTCGCCCTGCAGGAGTCCGTGCAGGCGAAGTGGGAACGGGCCACCAACGCGCTCGCGCGGGGCGGGATCACGCTCAACGACTTCCGCCGCACCGTCGAGCTCGACCCGGTCACCGGTGGGGACGTGTTCCTGATCCCCGCAGGGGTGACCGCAAGTCCTGCCGACCAGATCGGCGCACCGCCAGCAGTGCCGCCAGCTCCGGACCAGCAGCAGCCACCGCAACTGCAGGCGGCCAGCTATGCGGACGAGTTCCTGGCCCGCAAGGCCGCGATGAACGGGGGTCGGCGTGCCCTGGAAGCTCGTTCATAACCATCCGGCGTGCCGCTCGGGTGAGTGGGCGGTCGTCAACCAGCAGGCCGAAGCCGAAGGCCGCCACTCGATCGAGGGGTGCCACGGCACCCGTGACGAGGCGCTCGCGCAACAGCGCGCGCTGTACGCGAAGGAGCCACAGATGAGCTTGAGGCAGCTCACCGTCTCGATCGAGCAGAAGGACATCAGCGACGCCGGGTCCGGTGAGATCACCGGCCTGGCCGCGGTGTACGGCAACGTCGACCTCCAGGACGACATGGTCGAGGGCGACGCGGCGAAAAAGACGGTGTCGGACTGGTCCCGGGCCAAGCAGCGGGTACCGCTGCTGGACTGGCATGGCGACTCGATCAGCCGGATCATCGGGTCGGTCAAGGAGATGAAGTCCGTCCCCCAGGGTGTGTGGTTCCGCGCCGGATTCACCAGCGACGAGCAGGGCCAGCGGGCCCGCCAACTCGCCAAGGACGGCCACCTGACCGGCGTGTCGATCGGGTATCAGCCGATCCGCCAGTCGATGAAGATGATCGGCGACCGGATGGTCCGGGTGCTGCATGAGATCCGCATCCACGAGATCAGCCTCACCCCGGTCCCCGCGAACCCGCAGGCGCAGCTCGCCTCCGTGAAGTCCGTCGAGGTGGCCACCATCGGCCTGGACTTCGACCAGTTCACCATCGCGGCGCGGAAGGCCGGGGAACTCCCCGACATTGCGTACAAGGCGGCAATGGCCGTGCTGCTCGATCACTATCAGCCGCAGGCAGCCGAGCTCACCGAACAGGCCGAGTCCACTGCCGAACCAGCAACCGCAGCCGCCACCACCCCTCCAGGGCCGGCCGGCACTGCCCCCGACGCCGCCCATGCGGGCACGTCACCGTCGGTCCCGCTCACCCCACGCGAGTACGTCGACAGCGTGCTGCAACGGGTCGAGCAGGCAGACGGATCGCCGGCAAGCCTCGACCAGCTCGAGGCGAGAATCCGCCAGTCCCTTGGAGGGACAACATGAGTCAGGAACGACAGAAGCAGCTCACCGACCTGGCCTTGCAGTGCATCAAGAAGGCCCGTGACATCAACGACCGCCACGAGGACCCGACCGCGCTCACCCTTGAGGAGCGTCGGCAGCGCAAGGCGCTCCTGGATGAGGCGACCCGTCTGCAGCAGCTCGCCGAGGACGAGAAGCAGGAGAACGCGCTGGACGCGTGGGCGACCGCTCCTGATGACACCCAGCCTGTGCTGGCCGCGCAGGCGTCCAAGAATGCCGGGCAGGTTGTCGACGGGGAGATGTACTCCGAGGCATCAAAGCGGCTGAACATGCAGCGGTTCGCCAAGGCGCTCCGCGGCGGGGTCGGCGCGCTCACGCTGGAGGAGAAGGCCGCGATCGTGGAGAACGCGACCGGTCAGATCATTGTTCCGCATGATCTTGCTGGTCCGATTTTTCTCACTTTGCCCCGCCTCGGAGTGCTGAGGAATCTCGCGCTGATCCGTCCGACCACCTCGAACCTCGTCGACGTCCGCGCGCTCACGCAGGCGACCGCCGGGTGGGGTCAGCTCGAGCTCGGCGCGACCCCCCCGACCGACGCGGCGCTCGCGGCGACCGGCCCGAACACCATCACCGTCCAGGACCTTGTCGCGCGGGTCCAGGTCGGCGTGGACGAGCTGATGGACACCGACGCGAACCTCGTGTCGCTGGTGCAGGAGATCGTTGGGCAGCAGTTCGCGCAGATGGAGGATGATGCGTTCGCGTTCGGGAACGGCACTTCCAAGCCGTTCGGGATCGCTACCAGGGCGACGGTCGGCGGTGCCATTCCGGCGGCGCAGGGGGTTACCGCGGCCGCGTCGGCGGTCAACCCTGACCAGTTGAAGAGCATGCAATACCTGATCCTGTCGCGGTTCGCCAACAATGGCGTCTACCTCGCCAGCGACGACGCGACCCAGGCGATCGCGCTGCTGAAGGACTCCACGTCGAACTACCTGTGGCAGCCTTCCAACCAGGCTGGCCAGCCGGACATGCTGTTCGGCAAGCCGTTCTACCGCCTGTCCGGCCTCCCGTCGATGGCGGCGACGACCACGTTCGTCGACCCGGCGATCCTGTTCGGCGACCTGCAGTCCGGCTACATGATCGCGGACCGGCAGCGGATCACTGTCCAGCGTCTCGATGAGGTCTACGCCGACCAGGGTCTGGTCGGGTTCATCTTCCGCCAGCGTGTCGGCGGCGACGTCATCAGGCCGGCCGCGTTCGCGAAGTACCTGCTCTGACAGGAGGAGCACACATGGCCAAGCAGAGCGCGGGTCGTCCGATTCCGGCACTCCCGCCGGCGGTGCGCAACTCCAGGGGCAACCCGGACGGCAACCCGTCCCGCGAGGCGCCGCGTCCCGCGCCGATGGTGGATGGCAAGCCGGTCAGCCCGGCGGTCGCCCGGACCCGTGCTGGCGGCGCTGCCGCGCAGGGTCACGGCAACTCGGGGGGTGGCAAGTGAAGATCGTCATCCATGGCCCACTGGCCGGGTACGGTCCCGACGGGACCATCCACTCGTGGGCGCCGGACACCGAGGTGGAGGTGGACGACAAGGATGCCAAGGCGGTCGCCTGGGCGAGGGGCTGGGGCGCCACGCCCCACGCGACCCTCGTCGAGGATGCGCCGGCCAAGGAGCCAGCCAAGCCAACCACATCCGCAGCCAAGGCGACCAAGTAACCCAAGAGGTTGGGAGCCCCCGTCCCCTCCGGTGCGGGGGCTCCCACATATCCGGGAAAGAGGACCACCTATGACGTTCCGACTCGGCCAGGACATTACCGAAGGCCAGCAGGTTGATATCGCTGCGGGTATTGTCCTCCCTGCTGAGAATGGTCGCTGGATGATGGCGGAGAACGGCAACGCTGGCCAGCCGGTGCTGTTCATCGATTCGACCATCCGGATCCTGCGCTGATGAAGATTCTCTGGCACAGCGTCGCGCCCTGGGCGCCCACAGGGTACGGGCAGCAGACCGGCGTGTTCGCGCCCCGCATCAAGGCGCTCGGCCATGACATCGCCCTGTCCGCCTACTACGGCCATCAGGGCAGTGAGATGGTCTGGAATGACATCAAGGTCTACCCGTCCTACTCCGCCCCGTATGGCTCCGACGTGATCGTCCCCAACGCGCTGCACCACTTTGACGCGCACAACTCCAGGGGCCTGCATGAGGCGTCCTGCCGCGGGATCATCATCACCCTGGGGGACGTGTGGACGTTCGAGTCGCCGTTATTGGATCAGCTCGCCGTCGGCGCGTGGGTGCCCGTCGACCATCTTGAGGTTCCCGACGTGGTCCGTCGCTGGTTCGAGGTGGTGAGCGCCGTCCCGATCGCCATGAGCCGATTCGGTGAGGCGGCACTGCAGCGTGCCAATCTCAACCCGATGTACGTCCCCCACGGCATCGACCTCACGGTGTTCCGTCCTGGCGACAAGGCGGCCGCCCGCAAGGGCGTGGGTTTGCCGGAGGACGCGTTCGTGGTGGGGATGGTCGCCAACAACGTCGGCCGGGACGGGAACCGCAAGGCGTTCTCGGAGCAGATCGCCGCGTTTGCCGAACTCAGACGCAAGCACTCTGACGCGATGCTGGTGCTGCACTGCGATGTCGACCAGCCCGCCGGGATGCGGCTACGACCGTTCCTAGAGCGGACCTTGCCGAAGGGGAGCTACACGTACACCGACATCTACGCCTACCGCAAAGGGTTGAACCCCGCGGCGGTTGCAGAGATCCACCGCGCCGCCGACGTCCTCTCCAACTGCTCCTACGGGGAGGGGTTCGGCATCCCCATCATCGAAGCGCAAGCGTGCGGTACCCCGGTCATCGTCACCGACGCGACCGCGATGCCGGAACTGGTCGGGGCGGGCTGGAAGGTCGGCTACGAGCGGCTGTGGCACGACTCCCAGGGCGCCTGGGCGGCCAAGCCCCGTATCGGGGAGATCATCGACGCGTACGAGGAAGCGTACGACCGGGCCCGCGATGAGGACCTGCGGGCGATGGCATGGGCGTTCGCGCAGGACTACGACGCTGACGTGGTGACCGAGCGGTACTGGAAGCCGGTGCTGGAGCGGTTCGAGGAGGCCCTGGAGCGCCGCCGCGAAGACCTCAACCGTGCCCCCGACCCTGCGCGGCTGCCGGTGCGGATCCGTGAGGCGGATGGGCTGCTGTGGGTCGACCGTGGCGGCAAAGCCGGCGACCAGCTCGGCCCGGACCCGCACGAGGCCGATCTCTGGCCAATCCTTGAGGGCCTCCTGCCGGAAGGTGGCGTGTTCCTGGACGTGGGCGCGCACGTGGGCCACTGGTCCCTGCGGCTCGCACACAAGGCATCCAAGGTCATCTCGATCGAAGCGAACCCCGTGACCGCGTCCACACTGCGCCGCAACATCGCCCTCAACGACCTTGGCCACAAGGTCGAGGTCATCCAGATGGCCGCCTGGGACGAGCCAACCCGACTGCGGCTGTTCGACCCCTATAACCAGGTCGCCGGCGGGTCGACGCGGGTGTTGCCTGCCGACAACGGCGACGGGACGGTGGAGGCAGGGCGGCTCGACGAGGCACTGTTCGATGAGCCGCACATCGACCTGATCAAGCTGGACGTGGAAGGCGCCGACATCCACGCGATCGACGGGATGGCCGGCCTCCTCAAGCGGCTCCGGCCGGCCCTGTTCATCGAGCTACACGACATCTACGGCTACTACACCCGCGCCGAGCTCAAGGCATGCCTGGCCCGTAACGGCTACACGTGGGAGGTCGCCCACACCATCCCAACCACGTGGATGCCGGACGGGGAAAGCGACGTGGTCCAGCAGGCCGACTATCTCCTTGCCACCCCTGCTCTGGTCCCAACGAAAGGAACCTGATGCGACGCATCCTCACCACCCTCGCCCTGGCCGCCACACTCACCCTCGGGGTAGCTGGCACTGCGCTGGCGGGCAGTCCCCACTTCGTTGACGGCACCCTCACCGCGACCCGCACCGGTGACACGCTCACCGTCAGCGGCAAAGAGGCGGGGTTGGGCGACGAGACGCAGATCACCGTCGAGGCGACGTCGACGGCGGCGTGTCTGAATCCGGGGCAGCAGTTCCCCCAGGCCGCGAACAAGGAATCGGTGACCGCCAGCGCCGTGGTGCCCGTGCAGAACGGGAAGGCGTACTTCTCCCTGGACCTGGTCGCGACGTTCCAGCCGTCCTGCTCCCCGCCAATGAGTGTGGTCTTCGGTGATGTCACGGTCACTGACACCACCAACGGCATCACGGCGACGATCCCTGGCACGTTCTGAGACCCGTGACGCCGTACTACGACGACGGGACCTGCACTATCTACTTGGGTGACTGCCGCGACGTGCTCCCCGAGTTGATCGCCGACGTGGTCATCACTGATCCGCCGTACGGGATCAATGACAGGCCACTAGGTCCAGCCAAGGGCCGACGATTGCATTGGTCGCCAGATGGGCACCAAGTCTCGAACACCTGGCATCCAGCCTCGACCTGGGATGACGAGATCGACCCCGCTTGGCCGGCTCTGGTTTGCGTGACAGCTCCGGTGGTCGCTTGGTTCGGCCAGTGGCGTAAGCGGGAGGAAGTTGCTGCGGCGATGCCGTGGCCACTCCGAGCGGAAATCATCTGGGCTAAGGATCGCCACGTCGGCGCTCCCACGCCGCTTGCTCCTCGCGACGAGCGGATTTGGCTGTTCAGCGCGCAAGGGATCAAGCCGAGAACGTTCGAGACCACCGTTTGGGACGTTGCCGGGGTTCCTTCCTGGGCGCACAAGGACCACAAGAACGAGAAACCGATCTCGCTATTGTGTCGCCTCGCGGCATTGCTCACCGATCCTGGCCAACTGATCCTTGACCCGTTCATGGGTTCCGGCACCACGCTGCGCGCCGCGAAGGACCTCGGCCGCCGCGCGATCGGGATCGAGATCGAGGAACGCTACTGCGAGATCGCCGCCCGCCGGCTCGGCCAAGAAGTATTGGCCCTCTGATCGTCACCTGCTGATTTCCACACGCAAAGGGGGCGCGTATGCGTCGCCTTATTTTTGTGCTGCTGCTGGTCGCCGGGCTCGGGTTGGCGTTCGCCATCGCGGTCGCCCCCGCCGGGACCGGCTCGCTGGCTGCCCTGACCAAGCCGACCAAACGCACGACTACGACGGTGGCGGCGACCACGACCACGGCCGCCGCCACGACGACGACGCTGGCGGCAACGACCACCACCGCAGCACCGACCACCACGATCGCGCCTACCACCACGGTGGCCGACACGACCACGACGACGGAGTTGCCGACCACCACGACCGAAGTCCCGACGACGACTGAGCCGCCCACGACCACGACGGAGCCGCCGACCACGACCGGGGCGACCACGACCACGGTCGCGCCGACGACCACGACGACCGGCCCGCCACCGCCCCCGCCGTTGCGCTTCCCCCGACCCGCCAGCTATGCCACCGCGCCCATCTACTACGTCACTACCGCCTCGAACGTCGTCAATGTTCCAGCCGGCACTGACGCCAACGTGAAGTGCGCCGACCCGGTCACCCATGTTCCAGCGATCATGCACAAGCGGCCGGTTATCAACGGCGGCCGGGACGTGTACGTGGTCGGCTGCGACGTCGACGTCAACCAGACCTGGCCGAACCCCGACGACCAGAATGCTGTCGGGTTCGGTGGGCAGACCCGCCTGGTGTGGTTCGAGGGCGTCTTTGCGCACGGCGACTTCATCAACGACGGGCTCAAGGGTTGTGCGGGAGCAGCACGTTGGGTCGCGCAGAACGACCGGATCGGCCCGCTGCACGGCTCGCAGTCCGGCTACCACTCCGATGTGTTCCAGCCTTACTGTGGGTTCACTGACCCAGCGCCAAGCGATCCGTCCATCGGTGGATTCGATATCGACAACGTCACCGGTATGGGCGAGTTCCAGTGCCTGATGGTCAAGTCGGACAGCTCGACCTACATGTGGAACGAGACCAACATCGGTCGGCTCGACTGCCATGACACCCAGGCCCCCGGCAGTGACACGACCGCGCGGCTGCTGAACCTCGTCACCAACGGCACCATCCGCGGGCCGATCCACTACAGCCACTTCGGCTCCGACGAGTTCTTCATCGAGCCAAGGCCCAACACCCTCACCGATCAGAACGCCGGCAACGTCGACCTGAAGAACTCGATCGCCCCGGCCGCATGCTTTGTGATCGCCGGCACTGTGGCGAGCCCGACGCAGGTCGCCACACCCATTTCACCTGCCGGGAGTTGCCTCCCATCCGACACGACGCTCGTGTCTGACGGTCATGTCAGGGAGATGCAGCAGCAGGAAGCCATCCCGAACACGGGCTGGTTCGAGTACGTCCCAGCCTCCGGGAACGTCGGGCTGGGCTACGTCCTGCCATAGCGTGGAGCCCTGGCGGGCGACGCCGGTTGAGACCGCCGCCCGCCAGGGCCGCCTTGGAGGCTACGGGGTGATGATGGCGGGGACCAGCTCATGCTGGGTGGTCCCGGTGGGGCAGTTCCCCTGGCTCTTGTCGAGCGCGTAGATCGTCTTGTACGGCTGCGGCTGGTTGGCGGTGCAGACGTAGAACGTGTGGGACGGGTCGGGGCTGGAGGGGGTCGCGTCGGGGATGTCGGCCAGGGCTGTCCCGCCGAGGGCGAGGATCGCGCCGGCCAGCACGCCCAGCAGTGGGCCGCGTAGCTTCCGCACGTCAGTGTCCTTCCTGTCGAGGATTGATCGGTTCCGTCGTACCCCGGGAGGGGTTGGGTATGCCGCTGTCGCTTGACACGATCCAGGTGCAGCCGTCCAACTCCGGCAGCTTCACCGGAGCGTCGGGTAGCGCGACCCTGCCCAATGGCACTGCTGCCGGGTCGACGGTGCTGATCGTCGTCTCCACGAACTCGGTGCTAATGAGCTCGCCCGGGTTCACTGACGATTCCGGGTCGCAGAGCGGCAACTCGCGGGTGTTCATCCTCGGCAAGTCGAACGTGGGCGCCGGGGAGACCTCGTGGGCGCTGACCGCCAGCGCTGGCACGTTCAGCCGCTGGACCGTCTATGAGCTGGCCGGCCTGGACCCTGTCGCTCGGGTCGATGTGAAGAAGACCTCCACCACCGCCACCACGTCTGGGACCAGCGCGTCGACGGGGACGCTGCCCCGCTCCACCGCCTACGACGTGCTGGTGGTGGCCGCCCATGCCAGCTACAACTCGGTCTCGACGGCCCCGACGACCTTCTTCGCCCACACCAACGGGTTCACGGAGGTGGATGAGGGGTCAGCCGACGATGGGGTGAGCAAGGCGGTCAACCTGTCGGTGGCGATGAAAACCACCGAGGTGCTGGACACGTTCGAGTGTGCCGCGACCGCCTCGGCCACGTTGACGGGGACCAGCTCGGCCAGCGCGACGATCGTGTGCTACGCCGCGGAGGGTGCCAAGCGGGAGCCGAACATTGCGCACTTCTGGGGGTTCTTCCCAGGCGTGTCGTCGACACCGGCGGGCCTTGGCGTCGGCAACGCCAGCTCCCGCTATTTCGAGACGGTGGTCGGTGTCCCGGCGATCACCGCTGACGGGTTGCAGCTGACCGGGGCGGCGTCGGCGCAGAATGTGGCTGCCGCGTCGATCACCACCGCGTTGCAGGCCGCGAAGGCGCATGTGGGCTGGATCCGGTTCCGGCTCGACTCGCTGTCGGGGGACCTGGAACTGGGGACGCTGACCGACAGCGGCGGTGCCAGCACCGTCGTCCGCTACGTGTCGGCGAGCCAGAAGATCGGGGTGAAGGTCGGCACCGGCACCGAGGTTGTGTCGGATGCCACGGTGACGACCGGGGTGTTGTACACCCTTGACGTGCGGGCGATGGGGACCACGACCGCACGGACGGTCGACTGGCAGCTGGACTATGGTGCCGGCCCGGTCGTCCAGACCCAGGCGACCTTCACTGCCGGGGCGATCCTCGGGTCGCTGGTCCCGGTGCTTGGCTGGTCGGCCGCGCAGACCGGGACGGTCACCTACGCGAGACCTGCGCTGTTCTCGATTATCGCGGGGCACTACCCGCTCGGGGCAAGCGACTGGACGAGTGCGTTCCTGAAGGTCGACCCGGCCGGGACCCTCACTATCTCGGGAACCAGCACCAACTTCGCGCTGATGGCCAGCAACGCCACCGGTGGGGCGTGGAACGCGACCACCGCCCGCGACTCGATCGACGAGGTCCCCCCAACGGTCGGCGCAAGCGCTGACGGGTTCTGCCAGGTCACCGCCGCCGTCACCGACTACGTTGAGATCCCGATGGAGACCTGGCAGGCCGCCCCCACCGGCAATATCCGGGCGGTGCGGATGTGCGTGTGCGGGTGGGCCGCCGCCGCGACCGCCGCGACGATCGGGTTCCGCGGCTGGGAAGGATCAGCCGAGACGACCCTCCTCGCCGCCACCGACACCAACTTCGACAACACCTCCACCCCCGCGTGGGTATGCCAGATGTACCGGCCCGCGAACGGGTGGACACAGGCAAAACTGGATGCGCTTGCGTTCCGGGTCGGGTTCTCCGACGACGCCACCCCCGACATCGGCATCCACGCGATCTACGCGGAAGTCGCCGTGCAGACCACCACTACCCAAGCCATGTTCGGGACGAGTGGGGATGTGACGGTGAGCGCGGCCTATGACGTGGTGACCGGTGGGGTCAGCGGCCTAGCCACCGCCACCCCGGCGGAGCGGGGCATCACACTGCATTACGAGATCAACACCAGCCCGACGGATGTGGCCGTGGGCGCCGCCTCGTCCGACACACGAACCATCGACGCGCCGGACCATCCGACCACCAACTACGTGGCGATCTACCCCGACCCTGAGCCGGGCTCGGTCACCTAGCCAGGATTGGCAGCGACCCACTCGCGGGCCAGCCGCCACGGGCACGTCTGCTCATGGGATTGAGGTGGGTCTAGCCGGCCAACGTCCGCGCGGCAGAACAGGCACCAAAGATCGGGGCCAATCGGCGGGTCTTCCTCGGCCAGCATCCGAACGATCTGCTCAGAGTCCATGTGAGGAGTGTATGCCGCCTACTGTCGTGGCCGTGGGTGCGGTCGCCTCTAGCGTCTCGGCGATCACCCCGCCTGCGCCCGCTGGGACCATCGCCGATGATATCTGGGTCACCGTCGCGGAGTGTGAGGGGGTCACCGCCCCCGGCGCGTACACCCTCCCATCCGGGTGGGCGCACATCACCGGGAGTCCGGTGCAGGAAGGGACGAACACGAGGCTGTGGGTGATCTGGCGTCGCTACGACGGCGTGTTCACCGCTCCCAGCCTCGGGGACGCGGGGGATCACAACGTCGGCCGGATGATCGCGATCCGTGGTTGCCCGACCGCTGGGAACCCGTGGGATGTTGCCGCTTCAGCGGTCGAGGCGACTTCGGACGCGAGCGCGACGTGGCCGGGCGTGACGACAACAGTGGACGACTGCCTGATCCTGGAGATCATCTCGACCGGCGCGGACATCGCCACCGCGCAGCTGACCACGCTGACCAACGGTAACTACAGCTCCATCACCAAGCAGATGGACAACTGGGTGATCACCGGGAACGGCGGCGGCGTCGGAATGTTCTCAGGGATCAAGGCGACCGCCGGCGCGACCGGCCAGTCGACCGCGACCATCACCACCGCCTCATCCAAAGCGCTCATGACCCTGGCGATGCGGCCCGTGCCAGCCGACATGTCGTGGTGGCGACGGCCGGGACAGCGACCCAGGGTCGCCCGATGGGGACTGTAGGAGGCATGACGTGACCAGACGGTTCGCCGCAATCTGGAACTCGGTCTCACTGACCGCGGCCACCGCCAAGACGATCCTCGAGTTACCGACGATCGCCAACGTGCCGATCCTCATCGACGAGATATTCATCGGCTCCTCCGCATCGGCGGCGGGGAACATGAGCATCGAGCTTGGTGTGTTCACCACCACCGGGACCGGCACGGCGCTCACCCCACAGCCGTGGGGATCCGACCAGGGCGCCTCCAAGCTGACCACCGGGAAGATCGCCGACTCGGCCGAGCCGACCGGGTTCACTCAAGGCACCCTTGGCGGCACGATCCGTCCGGCGATCAACATTCCGCTGCCCGGCTACTTCGCCTATCAGGCGGTGCCAGGCAAGGAGTACTACGTCATCGACACGCCGATCAACTTCGCCGTGCGGCTGACCTCCTCGATCACCAACACCACGTTCGGGTGGATCGCTTGGACTGAAAGGGCCTGACCGGTGCCGCTGCCCGGCTGGCGGCGGATCCCGCACCGCCAGATCGCCTGGCGGCCGCAGCCGGCCGTCGTCACCCCGCCGGTCACGGTCGCCAACACGCTGGAAGGTGGCACCGACGGGGTCACCGTCACCACCGGCAACTCCGGCGGCGCCAGCGGCGACATCTTCCAGTCCGTCCAGACCGGCACCGGCGCGACCAACGCGTTCTCGGCCACCCACACCCGCGGCACGATGGCGGTCATGTTCGCCACCGGCGGGACCGCAGCAACCCCAGCCGACGGGTGGACAACCGCCATCGGCACCCAGACCGAGATCTGGTACCGCTGCTACATCTACTTCACCGCCAACCCGGCCGCCGCCCACCGCATTCTGCACGTCCACTCCGGCGCGTCGCAGCGATGCAGCGTCGAGCTGGAGACCACCGGGTTGCTGCAGATGCTCGACTCGTCCGGCAGCACGCTGCCCGCAGACCGCACCACCACTGCGATCGCGTTGAACGCGTGGAACCGGGTCGAATTCCACGCCATCCTGTCGGCCACGGTCGGCCAATACGAGCTCCGCCTCTACAAGACCAACCCTGACGCGGCCATCGCCAGCTACGACGAGCAGGTCTCCTCGGCGGCCAACAAGAACCTCGGTGGGGCTGGGGACACCTACAGGTTCGGGGTTACCGGGAGCCCCGTCGCCAATGTGGTGGCGTGGTGGGCTGACGACCTATCGGTGTCCACGGCAGGGTGGATCGGCCCGAGCGCTGGCGGCCCGGCGACCATCACCGCCGACGCGACAGTGGCCGCCACCGCCACGATCGCCGCAGCCGGGCTCGCCATCACCGCAGGCGCAGGGACGATCCCCGCCACCGCCACGATCGCGGCCGCCGGGACCGTCATCCAGCCGGCCACCGGCACCATCAGCGCAACGGCGACCATCGCCGCAGCAGCCACCGTCATCCAACCTGCGGTCGCGACGATCCCGGCGACCGGCACCATCGCGGCCGCTGGCATCGTCATCCAACCCGCGACGGGCACCATCACAGCCACGGCGACCATCGCTGCGGATGGGACGGTCGTCCCGGCTGGCCCGGCAACGATCCTCGCGGTCGGCTCAATTCCAGCTACCGCAACGATCAGCGCCGCCGGGACCGTCATCCAGCCGGCCACCGCCAATATCGCGGCGACCGCAACGATCGCCGCCGCCGGTACCCAGATCCAACCCGGCACCGCCACGGTCAGCGCCGCCGCAACGATCCAGGCGGCCGGGCTGCGAATCGCGGTTGCCACTGGGCAGATCACCGCGACTGGAACGATCGCTGGGACCGGCCTGCGGATCGTCCTGGCCACCGCGACGATCAGCGCAACTGCGACCATCGTTGGCTCGCCTGTTGAGGTCCAACAGGCCATCGGCACTATCCCGGCGACCGGCACCATCGCCGCGACCGGGGTGACGTTCAAGTACGTCCCTGCGGTCGCGACGATCCCCGCCACCGCCACCGTCGCGGCGGTCGGCAGTGTCGAGGTGCCCCCACCCGTCCCACCCCCCCGCTGGGTCGAAGGCGCGACCTCGGCCACCACCCTGGTCGACGCAGTGTCCAGCAGCAGCGGGCAGATCGAAGGGGCCATGGCCGGAGCGGGGCTCGTCGAAGGATCAAGCAGCCTCTGAACGGGAGCATCCATGAGCGAAACCGAAGCCGAGCCCACCGCCAAGATCGAAATCGGCGCCAACGCTGAAGTCATCCCGGCCGCACAGGTCCAGGCCGAAAAGGAAGCCGAAAAGGAAGCGGAAGAGGAGGAGTCCGAGTGATCCTGCTGACCGTCGGCAAGCTCCTGGTCGCCAAGTACCTCCTCGACCTGGACGCGATCCTCACCACCGAACGCGACTCGATCCTCAATGCGTACTGCCGCGGCACCTCCTACGCCGGCAACGCCTCGCTGTTCCTGAGCCTCCACACCGCTGATCCCGGCAACACTGGCGCGTCGGAGTACACCACCTATACCGGTACTCGCCCGGCGATCGCGTTCAACGTTGCGGCGTCGCAGAGCTGCGGGAACACCTCGCAGATCGACTTCGCTGCGATGGGTGCGACCACCATCACCTACGTCGGCCTGTGGACCGCCACCTCCGCTGGCACGTTCAAGGGCGGCGGCGCACTGTCGGCGTCCAAGACAACCGCCTCTGGGGACACGCTCCGGTTCGTGGCTTCCACGGGCGTGACGGTGACGTTGGCCTGATGGCTGCCATCCAGGCCCTCAAGGGCACCAGCGTCACCGTCACCGAAACGTTCAGCGTGGATGGTGCCCCCATCGATCTCGACGCGGGCGTCCCCACCGTCCACGCGTTCTTCTCGAACGGCACCGAGCTCTCCCCACAGCCGACCGCGTCCGGCGCGTGGACGGGCCGCACCACCGGCCAGTACCGGATCGTCCTGGACGCCCAGGCCGAAGTGACCTACCTGGATCCGATCACCTGGGTCGGCACCATCGGGGGAAAGCAGCAGACCCTGTACTCCAGGATCGAATGGGTCGGCGACCTCCTATTCGCGCTGGCCGCGCTTCGGGCCGTGAAAGTTGCCGGCGGTACCCCGTTCGCCAGCACGACCGACTATCCGAACCAGATGCTGCTGGACCGCCGCGTGGAGGTCACCGACGACTTCGAGCAGCGGACCGGGTACAGCTTCATCCCCCGGTTCGCCCGAGAGACGTTCGACGGTGCCGGACAGACCTCCCTGATCCTCAGCAGGTACCTGTGCCAGCGGTTGTTGAGCGTGACTATCGACGGGGCCGTCCAGACCGCCACCGATTACGTGCTGGCCGACACGGGACTGCTGCAGCGGAAGACCGGTGGAACGTTCCCCGCCACCACGCCACAGAACGTCGTGGTCGAGTATGTCTACGGTTTCACAAGGGCCCCTGCGGAGATCAGCGAGGTCGGGCTGGCACGCGCCGCATCCCTACTGCTGCCAAGCCAGGCTGGCTCGACCGTCAGTTCGTGGACCACCCCGGATGGCACCACGTACAGCTACGACCAGGCCGGCCAGTCGTTCGGTGGTGGGCGCCGCTACTACGGCATCCCCAAGATCGACAGTGTCCTCTCCGACCCGGCCTACAACGCGCGGCGTGGTGGGGTGTTCGCCTGATGGCCACCGAGACCGCCCCGGCGGTCATGGTGGGCCTCGCCACACGACTTGCTGCCCGCCCGGCCCTCACCGGCCCACCGGCAGTCCCTATCTACCCGGTCAACCTCGGCGTCCAGACCGACCCCGAGGCGATCGTATGGACCCTGGCCACCATCACCGGCGCCCGGTTCCTCGGCTGGGGCTCCGGCCCCGGCAGCGGCACCACTGTCCAGCCGCTCACCCTGAACGGCTACCTGTTCACCGCCGTCGGCGGCAACGACACCACCAAAGCAGCCACCGCGCTGGACCGCGCGGGGGTGCTGCTCGGCGAGATCGCGCAGGAACTCCGCGACCATCCCGACATCGGCGGCGCGCTCGACCAGACCCACCGTTGGCAGCAGCCGCTGCTCACCTCCGCGGCGTTCCTGCCGTGGATGGCGGACGTGAATGGCACCTCGGTCGCCCGGGTCCGGGTCGAATTCACGATCACCTGGCAGGCACTCGACGTCTAGGAGGAACCATGGCAGAGGTCGCCCATCCCGGCATGGGCCAGGACGAGAAGGACCGCATCGGGCAGGCCGACATGACCCGCCGACGTCTCGAAGCGGGCGAGCAGCTCCCCGACGACCAACTCAGCAACCTCACCAAGGACGAGCTCGCCGGCCTGGCACGCCGCCGCGGCATTGACGTCAAGCCGGGCGCATCCAAGCCGGAGATCCTGAACGCGCTGCGCGGCGTGGCCGCCAAGCCAGCCGAGGGGGCATAGCCGATGGCCGCCTACACCATCTACACCACCGACCTGACAGGGGACTCCAAGGCGTACGTGACCCCCGCCAACGGCGACACGTTCACCAACGACGGGCACACCTTCCTGCACGTGAAGAACGGTAACGCCGGCACCTGCACCATGGTCATCAACTCGGTGAAGCCATGCGATCAGGGCGTCGACCACGACCCCTCCATCGTCGTGGCCGCGACCACCGGCGACGAGATGATCGGCCCGTTCCCGATCGCCAGGTTCGGGTCGCCGGTCACCGTGATCAGCTACTCGGTCACCGCCACGGTGTCGGTCGCCGCGATCTCCATCCCGCAGTCCTAGCAAGCCGTTCAACGATAGGAGGAACCCATGGCGGGGATCACCGCCGGAGAGATCAGGGTCGGCGGAACCGGCACCGTCTACATCGCACCATCGGGGACTGCCGTGCCGGCCAACATCGGCGCCGCCTGGACATCCTTTGTGAACATCGGCTACACCACCGAGGACGGCGTCAAGCTCAGCCGGTCGATGGACACCAACCAGATCAAGGGCTGGCAGTCCATCTCCACCCTCCGCTACCTCATCACCGGGGTCGGCCTCACCGCCGCGTTCACGCTGCTGCAGAGCGACAAGGACATCCTGCCGCTGTACTTCGGCGGCGGGACCGTCATCTCCCAAGGTGGCGGCAGCTACAAGCTCGACATCTCCTCGACACCGACCGTGGACGAGCGGGTGCTCGGGATCGAATGGATCGACGGGGCATTCACGTCCCGGTTCCTACTGCCCCGCTGCATGGTCACCGACACCGGCGAGACCACCGTCGGCCGCAACGACGCGATCCAATGGCCGTTCACAATCTCCGCGATGAGCCCGGCCAGCGGCAGCGTGCTCGGCACGTTCCTAACGAACGACACGGCCTTCGCTTAATGGCCAACGTCCGCATCAATCCGAACCTTGAGGCGGAGGTCACCGGCCATCTCGCCTCCCATGGGGAGATGGAACGCGTGCTCGGCCATCAGGCCGAGCTGATCGCATGGCGGGCCAGGATGATCGCTCGTGCCGAGTTCTACCGCACCGGCGCCTACTCGCGCAGCATCCAGGCCGAGCATGGGATGGACGAGCAGGGCCAGCTTGTCGGCCGGGTATTCGCGACCGATTGGAAGGCGCATTGGGCGGAATTCGGCTGGGGTCCCCGTACCGGCGGGACCCGCGCCCGCCATGTGCTGGCCAGGGCGGCGCAGCAGGTCGGCTTCACGGTCCTGGCCGGCCATGCCGGCGGGGTCGCCAACATCCTCGGCGGTGCCGCGGCGCGGCGCGCACTCGGCGGCGGACGACCAGCGCTCAGCGGCGGCCGTGGCGCGATCACAGGGAGGTAGATGCATGGCCCAAGTGCTGGACCTGAACGCCCGCCGCGCCGCCCGCAGCGAGGCGGAGAACATCCCCCACAAGGTCGCGCTCGGATTCAACGCTGATGGGACCCCGCGGGTGTTCGAGCTGAAGCCGGTGATGCCGGTCGAGTACATGGACCTGCTCGGCGCTGGGCAGCTCGGCGCGGCACTGCGGATCCTGCTGGTCGATCCAGACCAGTGGGAGCAGTTCCGCATGGGGGAGCCGAACAGCGATGATCTCGAGGCGATCACGCAGCTGTACGCGGTGAGCGTCCCGGAATCCGATGGCTCGCCGAGCTTCTCGACCAACGGTGGGCCGACCTCGAATGTGACTTCGCTTCCTGCTACCGACTTGATCTCGCGGACGCCTGCTATGGTCCAGGAACTGTCGGGATTCGACGGCTCGCAACCCTCATCCGGGGGCTCCCCCCGGACTCGCGGATCGCGCGGGCCGTCAACGGGGCGCCGTGGGGCGACCGGGAAGAGCTCGCAGCCCTGACCGTTGAGCACCTCCAGGTGATCGGCAGCCTGCTGCACCACGCCTGGTTCAAGGGGCCGCATCCCGAGCCGGTCCCGATCCCGCGGCCGGGCCGGAACGGGCAGGACGTGCCACAGGAGATGGTCGAGCCGCCGAAGAGCAGCAGCAAAGAAGAGATCCGCGCGTTCTTCGGCGGCGCCGGCGTGCAGACGGTCTACTCGGAGAGCTGACGCAGCCCCTTGAGCGCGGTGAGGATCCGCTGCTCACGCTGCTCCCGTTCGAGCAGCCGGATGGCACCGTCGAGGATTGCCAGGATCTTGGCGCTCATCTGATCCCCCTCTTCTGCTCAGCGATCCATTGGTCGAGGTCTGCGCGGTCATAGAGCACACGCCGGCCAAGCTTCATGGACGTGGGGCCGCGACGCTGTGACCGCCACTTGCGGAGCGTACCGATCGGGAGGTTGAGGTAGGCGGCGGCTTGGGTGATGTCCAGCAGTGGCATGGCGCCTCCTAGAAGGTCCAGGTGGCGATCTTGGAGTTGTCGGACGGGTCGGCGAGGACGATCGTGCCGTGGCGGGCGGGCACATCAAAAATGAGCCAGCCTTCGCTCGTCTCGCCGGCGTTCAGGTCGTTGTAGTCGAGGGAAGGCTTGAACCCGTCGGGGCAGCAGGCGTCACCGTTGTAGTGGTGACCCCGCATGGTCACGTAGATGTCGCCCCACAGCGAGGTCTGCCCGTCGGCGAGCGCCTTGGTCTTGATGTAGACGCCGAGCCACTGGCCCCGTTCGGGCTTATTGAACTCGTCGCCCTGGCTGAACTTGACCTTCACGGCGGCGACATCGGCTGCGGGGCCGTCGGAGTTGGACAGCTCAACGACCTGGCCGATCTTGCCGCCGGCGATGTCTGGCTTCGTGGTCTCGGTGACGCCCTCGTCGGGGAAGGTCTCGTCGGCGGGAGTAGAGGTAGCCGGTTGGGTGGTGACGCTCGGGGTGGCTGTCTTGGCGGTGGTCCCGCCACCGCAGGCAGCGGCACCGACGGCGGTGACGGTCAGGAGCGCGCCAACGATGAGCAGGCGCTTGACGGTGAGCATCGGGGTTCCTTCCCCTGGAAAGTTTCCGTGCTCACAGTATGGCACTACTGCGCGTAAATAAGCAGCCTTGTTCGGTAACGTTCCTGCATCGGAGTTGTCTTGGCTGTCTCAGCGGGCGACGCCTACCTCGACATCCACTCAAAGCTGGCGGCCAACTTCGGCCGGCAGCTTTTCAGTCAGGTCCAGGCGCCCGTCACCAAGGCCGGGGAGCAGGCGTCCCACCACTTCGCTCGCAGCTTCGGCCATGGGCTCAGCGCGGTCGGGAAGGGCATCGGCGCGGGGATCGCTGGCGGGCTCGGCCTGGCGGTCCTCGCCGCGGTCAAGCTCACCCCGGTCCTCAAGCAGTCCGTGCAGGGCTACCGCGACCATCTGAAGGTGGTCGCGGACACGGCTGCGGCGCTCAAATCGATGGGGCACGTCGCTGGTGTGTCGGTGAAGGACATCAACCGGCTGAGCGATGCGCTGGAGCGAAAGACCGGCGTCGACGGAGACGTCATCCAAAGCGGACAGAACGTACTTTTGACGTTCGGCAATATCGCCAACAAAGTGGGCAAGGGTAACGACATCTTCAACCAGGCTTCGGCGGCTGCGGTGGACATGTCGGCCCGGTTTAAGCAGGATGTCAACTCATCGTTCGTCCAGCTCGGCAAGGCCCTGGACAACCCTGTCAAGGGGCTCACAGCGCTCTCGCGTATCGGCGTGAGTTTCAGTGCCAGCGAGACCAAGCAAATCAAGTCGCTGGTCGCCCACAACAAGGTTCTCGACGCGCAGAAGATCATCCTTGCTGCTGTCAATCGGCAGGTGGCCGGCAGCGCGGCGGCGCAGATGACCGCCAGCGACCGGATGCAGGTCGCTTGGCGGCAGCTCCAGGACACCATCGGCAGCGTGCTGCTGCCGGTCGTGGACCGATTCGAGAACAGCCTTGGGAAGAAGGTCATTCCCGACCTGAACGTGCTGGCCACCAAGTACGGCCCGGCCATCCAGTCCACGCTGCTCCGCTGGGTCGACGGGTTCAACCGTACGCTCCCGTCGGTCGATCAACTCGGTGTGGGCCTGCGGGTCTTGGCCGCCGCGTTCGCCGGCAGGGTTCTGCAGGTTCAGGCGACCGGGTTCACTGCGGTGATGGAGCGGCTGGGCGCGACCGGTCGGAAGGTCGTGGACTGGGCCAAAGGCTTCGGTCCCATGCTGGAACGGATCGGGCAGAGCTTCGGCAAGCTGTTCACCTCATCCAGCCAGGTCGGTCCCGCGCTGCAGCAGGCCGGCGGTGGCGGCCACGCGTTCGCCAACAGCCTACTCATCATCGGGCCGATCCTGGACGTGGTCGCCCGCAACCTCCACAACATCCTCCCGTGGCTCCCCGCGATCCTGGCCGGGTTCCTCGCGTTCGGCGCGATCAAGCGGGTCACTACTCCGCTGGTCCAGGTCGGTGAGCTGATCGGCAACATCGCCGCGCCGTTCCGGATCGCGGCGCTGTTCGGGCAGAAGCGGGCGTTGCAGGCCCACACCACCGCGCTGATGGAGAACACCGCTGCGCTTGGGGGGAATACGGTCGCCGCCGAGGCGTCCACCGTCGCCGGGAAGGTCGGTATCCTCACCTCGTTGCGGGCGCGGGCCGCGATGATCGGCCAGGCCATTGCCGCCAAGGCGGTGGCGGTCGCGTCGAAAGCGTGGGCGGCGGTGCAGTGGCTGGTCAACGCGGCGCTGACCGCCAACCCGATCGGGATCGTGATCGTCGCCATCGCGGCACTGGCCGCAGGGATCGTGATCGCCTACAAGCGAAGCGACACGTTCCGGCGGGTTGTCGACACCGTCTTCAGAGCCATCCGTGGCGCGGTCGGCACCGCGGTCAACTTCATCATCGGGCTCCTGCGGAGCTGGCTGGATGTGCAGTTCAACGTGGTCGCCGGGATCCTGCGGGTCATGGGGAAGCTCCCCGGCCCGATGGGCGCACCGTTCCGCAAGGCGGAGGAGGCAGTCCGAGGCGCGAAGAAAACCATCGACACTCAGCTCGATGGTGTCCAGAAGCGGGTCAACCGGCTGACCGGCAAGACGATCGACATCAAGGCCCGCACCGACGTGGAGATCACCAAGTCGGTCCGCCAGTACCTGGCCGCCTCTAACGTGCCCGGGTTCCATGCGCGGGGTGACATCATCCGCAGGCCGACGCTGGCGGTGGTCGGTGAGGGCCGCGCGCCGGAGTCGGTGATCCCTTGGGACCCCGCCTATCGGACCAGAGCGCTGGACCTGTGGACGACGACCGGGCGGCAGCTCGGCGTGCCCGGGTTCCAGATGGGTGCGCTGGCCGGCCGCTTCCGCACTCCGACGATTGATGAGACCCGCCGGATCGGGATCTCCGAGGGACGCGTCGCCGCTGCGGTCATCCGGCAGCTGTTCAACGTGCCCGGCAGCCGCGGCGCGGTCGATCAGGTCGCCAAGTGGACTGCGGCGATCCTCGGCCGGGCCGGGGAATGGGCGGCGTGGGCGCGGCGCATCATGTTCGAGTCGGGTGGGAACTGGTCGGCGGTGAACCGGACCGACTCGAACTGGCGCGCCGGCCACCCGTCGGTGGGTGGGGCGCAGGTGATCCGGGGGACGTTCGCGGCCAATGCGGGCCGGTTCCGCAACGTCGGCCCGTTCCTGTATGGCGTGTCGATCAACCCGTATGCCAACAGCTACGCTGGCGGGCACTACGCGATCGGCCGGTACGGCAGCCTGGCGGCCGTGGATCCGCTTCACCGCGCGATGGGCTACGACCAGGGCGGCTGGCTCCCGCCAGGTAGGCTGGCACTCAACACCACCGGACGGCCTGAAGCGCTCGGATTCGACTACGACAAGCTCGGCCAGGCGGTCGCCAAGGCACTCCGCGAACAGCCACCACGTGTAACGGTCGATGACATCGCAGCCGGGCAGGCACGAGCAAGCCGGCGTGTCGGTGGGGTCAGCCGCTGATGGTGGCGTTCGCCGATCGTCTCGAAATTGCGTGGACGACCCAGCCGCTGGACCCCTCCCCGGTCTGGAGCGACGTGAGCGCCTACCTCCTCCCCCCTGAGATCAGCGCCAACAATCATGGCCGCCCCGACGAGTTCACCGACACCAGCCCGACGGTGCTGACCTTCACCCTCGACAACACCGACGGGCGGTTCACCCGCTTCCGGGCCGCCTCGCCGCTGTACCCCAATGTCCGCAACGGCCGCCGGATCCGCTGGACCCGCGTGTTCATCCTGCGCAACTGGGTGACCAACCCGACCTTCGACGTCGACACCTCGGGGTGGGTCGTGGGCGGGTCGGTCCCCCCGGTCTTGACGCGGACGACCAGTATGACCCATTCGGGTGCTGGGGCGGGGCTGATCACGTGGGGGACCGGTGGGACGTTCCCGCAGATCGCCACCACCCTGACCGATCTGACGATCGGGAAGACCTACACGGCGTCGGCGTGGGTGAACGCGCCGGCCACCAACCCGGCGCTGAAACTGGTCATCGGTGGGATCGGGATCGGCAGCCCCTCCACGATCACCGGGGCGTACCAGCAGATCACGCTCACGTTCGTGGCGACCGCGACCACCCACAGCCTGCAGGTCTGGCCCGACACCAGTCCCACCAGCGGGCAGACCGGCCGGGTCGACGACATCCAGGTCGAAGAGGGCAGCGTGGCGACCACCTTCGATGGGACCCCGCCGCTGGTGTCGATCCGGTTCGACGGGCACGTCAACGAGTTCCCAACGACCTGGGACGCCCCGCTTGGCCAGTATGTTCCCGCGACGATCACCGCGACCGACCGGATGAAACGCTTCGGCCGGCCCGGTACGCTCCGCTCCATGCTCGAGGAGGAGATCCTCCGCGACACGGTCGCGGCGTTCGGGACCGGATCCGCGTATTACCCGCTGTCGGAGCCCACCGGCGCGACGTCGGCGGCCAGCATCACCGCGTCGCCGCAGGGACCCGCCGCGCTCACCCAGGCCGGGTCGGGGGGGACGCTCGAGTTCGCGCAGGGGACCGGGCCGGGCACCGATGACCTGTCCGCGCCGGTGCTCACGCCCGCGTCGCCGACGGCCGGGAAGTACCTGCTGGCGCCGCTGGGCACCCCGGTCGGGTTCTTCGGGATCACCCTTGAGGCGTGGATCCGGACCGCGACGACCTCCACCGTGTCCCGGACGGTCGCGGTGGTCTACGACGGCAGCGGCAACGCGACCATGCTGTCCATCAACGAGTTCGGGGAGGCGGAGGCGGCCGGGGCCCGCGCGGCCGGTAAGGAGACCTACGCGATCGCGTGGGCGTCCAACAACGTCGGCGACGGCCGCACCCACCATCTGGTGGTCACCGAGTCGATCTCGGGGACGACGGTGACGGTGCGCCTGTACGTCGACGGGATCCAGCGGTCGACGACGACGTTCACGTCGACCGCGCTGCCAGCCTACCGGTACCTCGGGATCGGCTGGTGGAAGTCCAACCCGTCCGGCTACGGGATCTTCAACGGCACGCTCGCCCACGTCGCCGCGCACTCGGGCGCGCTGGCCGCCGGCCGGATCGCCGACCATTTCAACGCCGGCAGCAACGGGCTGGCCGGCGAGCGGACCGACCAGCGGATCGGCCGGATCGCCGACTGGGCCAACCTCCCTACTGCCGACCGCGCGCTGGACGTGGGTGACTCCACCGTCGGGGCGCAGTCGACCAGCGGGCAGCAGCCCGCCGACGTGGCACGCCAAGTCGCCGCCACCGAAAGCGGGATCGTGTTCTTCGGCCGGTCCGGGCTCCTCACCTTCCACAACCGATCCCGCCGCTACAACCAGACCCCCGTGTTCACCTTGGACGCCGCCGCAGGCCACCTCGCCGACGAGCTCGACTTCCCAGGCGACGACTTCGCCCTCACCAACGATTTCAGCGTGACCCGCGCGGGCGCCGCGACCGCCCGGGCGCTGGACCAAGCCAGCATCGACGAGCACGGCCTGTACCGGGACACAGCAGAGATCGTCGCTGCGACCGACACGCAGGCGCAGGCCGCGGCGGACTGGCGGGTCAACACCTACGGTGACCTGCGGGTCCGGGTCCCGCAGGTCACCGTCGACGTGGTCAACCTCGCCCTGCAGTCCCCGACGCTGGCCGCGGCGGTCATCGCCGCGGACCTGTCAACCAAGCTGCGCCTTGCGAACCTGCCAGCGGCGGCGCCAGCCGCGACAGTGGACCTGTTCGTGGAGGGCTACTCGGAGACAGCCTCGCTCGGGCACTGGCTGATCGGCTTCAACTGCTCCCCCGGCGACGTCGGCGATGTGTGGCAGCTCGGCGTGGCTGGCTACTCGGAGCTGGGTGTGACGACGAGATTGGGACAATAGATGCCGTTCAAGACCGGGAAGGACTATGTGCGACCCGGGGTCGCTGACCGGGGTGCCGCCACGATCATCGAGCTGCTCCGCGCCAGAGGGCACCTTGACGAACTCGGCCAGCCCGTGCCCGACCCCACCTTGGGCGCGCCGACCGGGTCGGGCGTGGTGGCACGGCTGAATCATGGCCGCTGGCTCGGCGACTGCAACCTCCAGGACACCATCCGGGGTCGGACCTGTCTGAACGCGCAGCTCCTAGACCCGGATGATCCGCGGTTCTTCTGCGTCGAATGCTTCAACGGCGCCAACGGTGGGCGGTGGCGGCCGGTGACCTGGCCGGCCAACCGCGCCGGGATCGAGGCGCAACTGGAGGCACGCCAGCAGCCTGAGCAGAACTGGGAGCCGTAATGGGCGTTCCAACGCCGAGGACGTACGTCGCCGCTGAGTTCGAAACGGCTACGATCCTGAATGGGGATATTAGGGATACGGCCAATTTTCTGCTCGGGCCGCCGCACTGCTACGCCTACCGCGCCACCGACGTGTCCATCCCGACCAGTGGGGTCTGGGCGCTGGCCAGCCTCACCGGGGAGCTCTACGACTCCACCACCACGATGCACTCCACCGCGTCGAACCAGTCCAGGATCATCGCGGCGGAGACCGGCCTGTACACCATCAAGGCGCACGCCCGGTTCGCTGCCAACGCCACCGGCGCCCGCGGGATCAACATCCGCAAGAACGCCGCCGGGGACCAGACGCTTGGCACCGACCTGTTCTTCACATTCAGCCTGCCGTCCAGCGGCAACATCGGCTACGTGTTCGGCAGCATCGACGTGCAGTTGAATGCGACCGACTACGTCGAAATGTTCGTGAACCAGTCAAGCGGTGGGGCGTTGAACCTGCTCGGCGGGGTCACCGAATCGTTCATGAGCGCACGCTGGGTCAGCAAGCTGTAGGAGGGCCAATGATCCTTGGGCTACTGCTCATCTGGGGACTGCTGTGGGTCGGGATCGCGGAGTGCCTTGATGAGCGGATGGGCCGCCGATGATCCGCTACTTCCTGCTCGACCTCGACCACAAGATTGCCCTTGTAATCGAGTGGGTGCGACGCTTGTTGGGACGCAGATGATCGCCGTTGACCAGCCACTCTCTGACCCGATCGGATGGCTGGTGAACCTCGGCGTCGCCGGGGTGTGGCTGATCGCGTTCATCACCGGGAAGGTCCGCCCCGGGAAAGAAGTCGAAAGCCTCGAAGCACGGCTGGCGGTCAAGGACACGATCATCGCGCAGAAGGACGCGCAGATCGCGTCGCTGTCGGCCGGGATGATGGAACGGGCAATCCCCGTGGTCGAACGTGCCACCCAGGTGATGGAACGGCTCGTACCGTTCCTGAACGGGAAGACGTGATGGCAATGGTGCTGCCCTGGACCCGCCGGCGGCTGCTGCTCCAGACCCAGCGTGAGACGGAGGAGCAGTTGGTCAGCGTCGGCGATCAGCTCCTGGAGGTCGGCCAGATCGTCGGCCGGCTGGACGCGGTCGCGTCCCGGTTCGAGGAAACGACGGCACGGCTCATGGAACGGCTCGACCAAGAGGAGAACGATGAGCACGGGGACGGGACCACGGCCGGCGGAACGCGATGAGCGGCGGTCCGAAGCGATCCAGCTCCGCGACGCGGTCCAGGATCTGGCCGGCAAGGTCGACGTCGCGCAGCGGCAGACGAAACTGCTCCGACGGCTGACGTTGGTGGTCACCGCGCTGGCGCTGGCCGCGATGATCAGCGGGGGGATCCTCGGGATCTTGCTGTTCCAGCAGAATCAGCGCACCAACGCGTTCCTGGAGGAGGGTGGGAAGAGCCGCCAGTCCATCGCGCTGGTCCGGGACTGTGTCGACCCGAAGGGTGCGTGCTACAAGCGGCAGCAGGCCAACACCGCCAAGGTCATCGGCCAGATCGTGGACAGCAATGGGAATGGTGTTCCGGACAGCAAGGAGGTCCTCGACGCCATCAAGGCACTGAAGGGTAAGTAGGAGCCCGCTTCCCGGCGGGTCAGGACGACCCGGGTTCCTCCGTGGCCCGGGTCGTCCGCAACTTGGGACACGGAGAGAACGGAGGATGCCTGTGCCAATCGAGGGCGTAGATTATTCGTTCACGAGACCTTCCCCGACCGGGCTGAAGGCGGCCGGCAAGCACTTCGCGGTCCGCTACATCGGCACCCCCACCAGCGGGAAGAACCTCACCAAGGCCGAAGCCCAAGCGCTCCAGGCCGCCGGCCTCGACGTCGTCTCGAACTATGAGGCCGGCAACGCCGGGTGGATGCACGGTGGCCGCACGGTCGGGGTGGACGCCGCCAAAGCCGCCCACGCCGACGCCATCGCCTGCGGCATGCCACCAGACCGGCCCATCTACTTCAGCGCGGACTGGAACGCGACGCTGGACGAGTACCAGACCCAGATCCGCCCGTGCCTCCAAGGTGCCGCCGACGTGCTCGGCGGATCGGGCCGGGTCGGGGTGTACGGGTCGGTGTACGTGGTCACCTGGGCGATGCAAGACAACGTCGCGGATTGGGGCTGGGGAACCTATGCCTGGTCGTTTGGGCAGTGGCCACCCAGCGGGCAGCTCCGGCAGTACAAGAACGGGGTCGCGCTGGCCGGGGGGATCGTCGACCTGTGCCTCGCTGTCACTACCGATTTCGGCCAGTGGGCCGGCCAACCAGAGGAGACATTCATGGCTTTGACTGATGCGCAAGAGCTGGAGATCCTCAATGCGGCCCGCCAGATCAACGGGGCCGTTGCCGCCGGGCAGCTCAACTTCTCCGGCACGATCGAGGCGACCCTCGGCGCGGTCCAGAACCTCACCAACATCGTCAAGGGTGGACAGGGATCGCTGGCCGCCGGCATCAGCGACGTGCGGTCCGCGATCCTGGGGGCGGTCGCCGCGCTGCCCCCGCCGGAGACCCCGGAGCAGGCGCAGGAGCAGACCCAGAAGATCCTCGACGCGCTGGCCGGCCTCGGGATCGAGGGTGTGTCCGCTAGCGCGCTGCTGGACGCCTTGTCGGCGAGGTTGGCCTCATGAACGAGCATGTCTGCGACCCGTCCAACCCGGACTGCGCCGCCTACCTGCACTATGCGGACCCAGCCAATCGGCAGCCGGCTGAAGATGCCCAGATCTACGTGCCCCCGCGTCGTCCGAGGCGGCTCACCAGCCATGTCCCGATCCGCTTCCGGCCGGAGGTGATCGAGCAGGCGAAGGCCATCGCTGAGGATGAGGGTCTGACCGTCAGCTCCTGGATTCGGCGGCTGGTGGATCGCGAGGTAACGCGGCACGCCCAGCGGTCGGACTCCTACATCGGCACCACAACCACCACCAGCACGATCCCGGGTGCCAAGGTCACCTACAAGCAGGTCGACCGATGACGACCTGGACGGTCCCCGCCACGGTTGTCCGCGTGGTCGACGCGGACACCCTCCTCCTCGACCTGGACCTTGGCTGGCGAATTACCTACCGGGCCCGCTGCCGCCTCGCCGCGGTGAACGCGCCGGAGCTCAGCACCGAAGAGGGCGTGGCGGCGAAGGTGTTCGTGGATGGGCTATGCCCGCCGGGGTGTACGGTCACGTTCGTTTCCAAGCAGCTCGATAATTACGGCAGACCGCTGGGTACGGTGCGGCTCCCCGACGGGTCGTACCTGGCGGAGCAGCTGCTGGCCGCCGGCCATGCGGTCCCCTACCCGTAGAGGTTGGGGGCGGGGCCAGGAGGTTTCTCACCTCCATACCGCCGGCACGGCATCGCGCGGCCCTACCCGAACACGGCTCGTTCCCGCTCGAGCGGAGGACGTGCCGGGCCGGATCTCACTGCCAAGCATACCCGGAGGTGCAACCATGTTCGCTGTGCTCGCGTTCATCGCCCTGCTGATCGGCCTGATCGTCCATCTCGTCAAGGCCGGGTTCGACCTGGGCGACGTGACCCTGTGGCTGCTACTCGGCTTGGATCTGCTCGCCGCGCACTTCGCCTTTGGGTGGCCCCCGGCTTTGGCTCGGCGAGCCTGACTGTCCCACTGACCTGCGATAATGCAGCTAGTGGCCCGGCGGCGATTTCGGCGCCCCGGGCCCGGCCGACACCCGTAGGGAGGGGTCGACGTGGGTAAGCTTATTGGACGTCCGCCGCGTCCAGCGGAAGAACGCTTCTGGTCGAAGGTCGACAAGGATGGCCCGGGCGGCTGCTGGGAATGGACGGCCGGTAAGGATTGGGATGGCTACGGGATCTTCCACGAGAGCCATCGGCGCAGCCGCCGCGCCCACCGTTACGCCTACGAACTGCTCGTAGGGCCAATCCCCGAAGGTCTGACGACAGACCACCTTTGCAGGAACCGGGGTTGCGTCAACCCGACTCACCTTGAGCTGGTTACGCCTGTCGAGAACGTCATGCGTGGTGAGAGCGACGCAGCGAAGAACGCTCGGAAGGGCACCTGCAAGGCTGGCCATCCACTGAGCGGGCCGAACCTGAGCATCTACGCGCGCGATGGTTCTCGCGTCTGCCTGGAATGCCGACGCAGGACAAGTGTGGCGTATCGCAAGCGAAAGAAGATGAGGTCATGACGCACATGAACTGGCCGGTCGCGTTCCCCGGGAGACGAGCATGAAGTGGTTGCTGGATCCCTATGCCCGCACGGTCCGGCTGGGTCGTTGGTGGGGCGATGTGCTCTATCGCTGGTACATGCTGCGCCATCAGCTGGGTATCCCGAAGGCTGACCCGACCGCCCGCTACGTCCCTCCCGCGAAGGTGCGATCCGGGAGACGAGCATGAAGCTCGCGCAGAAGGCCAAGGCCATCGCGGCGCTGGTGGTCGTCGGCGCCGGCGAGGCGATCACCTACGGGATCCTCCCAGAGAGCTGGCGACCCTGGGCCCAAGTGGTCGTCGCCGTCGGCGCTGCTGCTGGCGTCTATCAGACGAGGAACGCGCCGGCAACGGTCCCGCCCAAGGGGTAAGATCCCTTCGCCGTATCGGCCGATCGGCACCTTCAACGCCCTGCCCGGGCACATCGGGTGGGGCGTTGTTGCATGTCCGGGGTCAGAGGCCGACGGGGGCAACCCGGATGAACAGCCACACCAGCGCGGCCATGCACGCCACTGTCACCACCACCGCCACGACGTTACGGATCATCAGTTGTCCTCCTCCAGGTCGACCGGTCAGGGTCACTCACGGTCTGATCCCCTCGACCCGGATGCGCCGCGCCCGCTGGAGAAGGAATAGGTCCTCGGTGCCTGGAACCCACTCGAAGCCGGCCTGCGGTCGGACGGTGAATGTCTGGACGATCAGCGGCTGCCCCTGCCCGTCGTAGAGCGTCAGCACGGTCAGTTGCCCAGCGTTGCGGAGACGTTCGATTTCGGTGACCAGCCAGTCGGCGTTGTCTTGGGTTATGTAGGGTGGCCGGCCTGATTGCCGGGACCACTCCATGTTCTCCTTGATCAACGAAAGCCGGTCGGGGTCGCTCACTGGTCGTCCTCCGGGTCGGTGTCGTGTCGCGGTGGCGTGTGGTGGATCTCCATCTCCTCGACCTCGAGCGGGTCGACGCTCAGCTCGGCATGTTGCCGGGCGGCCTGCTCGTTGTCGTAGAGGGCGATGACCTCGGGTGGGTCGTAGTTGCCGTACCGCACGGCCCACACAGTGTTCATGGCTCCTCCGGTTCGTCATGCCGCTCGAACGGCGGGTCGATCAATGGAATTCCACATCCTCGTCAGCATCAGCGGCTTTCCGTAGGCCCGCGATGAACCGTTCGGTGACGCCGCGCATCGACCAGATGTGCCCGCCGCTCTGGCTCTCGTCCAGCTTGGGTAGCAGGCCTTCTAGACGCTTGGCGAGATGCCGGCCTTCCTTCGGATGGATCACCCCGTCACAGTCCGAGTGGACGATCAGGTACAGCAGCGGATCATCACCGGGTGGACGGTCCCACTCACCCTGATAGTTCTTGTCCTCGAACACGTCCCAGTCCAGGTCGACGTATGGGCCCATGTAGTCGGGGTTGCCGTCTTCACGGGTGTAGATGCCACCCTCATGGATTGTGTAGCCGGCCGCCACAGCGACCGCGTGGCGCCAGCGGGTGAACGCCGAGTACGCGCCGTGCCAGCAATTGTGGGTCGTGTCAAGGCCCATTGTCGCCGTCCTTCGGGTCGGTGTCGTATCGCTCGAGCGGCGGGTCGGTCCACATGCCAGCCCGACGCGCGCCCTCCCTGCGGACCTGGTCTGGGTAGTGCTGCAGGGCAGCGTAGGCGTAGTCCACCAGGTTGGGTGGGGGGACGCCGAGCATGCTGGAGTCCGACAGGAGTGTGTTGGTGTCCACCAGCCACCGATCCCACCGGTCGGCTAGCGCGAGATAGTCTGACTGTGTGGCTGCCAAGGGGGTCTCCTTGGTGGTCGCAGCCCCCCGCGCCGTTCGCAGCGGAGCGGGGGGCACTTTCATGTCTTGGGATGCTGCTCGACCCACTCACGGGCGAGCCGCCAAGGGCAGCCTGGCTTGTGATCAGCCGGATCGTTCCCGTCGGCCTCGTCCCACGCCAACTGGGGACCCGGCCGGAGGTGGCGGAACGCCATTCCGCACAGCAGGCACTCGGCCCTCTCTGCGTCAACCGGCGCGTCGGCGGCGGTCAGTGCTCGAACGATCTGCTCAGCGGTCATCGTTTTGGCTGCCTTCCTCTTCGGCCTCGCCGAGGAGCATCAGGTCGATCTTCTCCTCCTCGGCCTGGAGGTCGAGGAGACGGTCCGGGTCGGCGACGCGGACGGGTGGCAGCGGATGCTCGTACCGTTCGCGCATCGCTTGGGGGAGGTCGGCGGAGACGGGCAGCGGGACGGGTGGCAGCGGATAGGTCATCGGGACCCCTCAATCTCGCGGAGTTCGCGGACATTGGTGATGGCTTGACGGGACTGCTCGATCGCGGGGCTGACCTTCTCCAGCACGGTCGCCCCATCCGGCAGGACCACGTCGGCGAGAAACTCCCTCTCGAGGCTGGTGATGCCCTCGTCGACCGCGACGAGCTTGGCTTTGACGACCAGCAGCAGCGCCCGCCAGCGGCGTTTGACCTCCTCGTCGTAGCGTGCCTGGCCGGACACCTTGACGCCGTTGCGGGCGCGGTAGTCGGGGAAGTCGCCAGGGTCGGGCATGGGAAGGTCCATGCGGACCTGGAGGCCCTTCAGGGTGAACGCGATGACATTGCGCTGCCCATCGCGGTTGTAGCCGAACGCGCTCGCGCCACGCTTCTCCAGTTCGTGCTCGATCTCGGCGCGGGTCCGCGAGGGCGCGACGGTGGTGCGCGTGGCATAGCCGCTCATCGGGGTTCCTCTCGGGTGGACACTGCAACCATTATCAGGGTAACCTGAAAGTCCGTCAAGCCGTCAAGAAGGAGCGACGATGCCCTCACACCCACTTGAAGGGTTCCGCCGCACCCTGCTCCTGGACCACATCCGCAAGGCCCGCGAAGCCGCCGCCGACCATCAGCGCTACCTCGACGAGCTGGTCGCCCAGGCCCGCGACGAAGGCGCATCCTGGAAGGAGATCGGCATGGCGCTTGGGGTGACCTATCAGGCGGCGTGGGAACGGTACGGCCCCAAGGTCGAGGAGTAGACCATGAGCGAACGCGATGAGCTGCTTCCCTTCCTGACGCCGATCTCCGGGCTGATGGACGGCGATGGCTGCGAATGGGACTGCCGCGACCCGTTGGACCTGCTCAGCCGTGAGGAGCGTGAGGCGCTCTGGGCGCAGCTTGAGGAGATCAGCGACTGCCAGGATCGGGCCCTGTTCAACGCCAGGTTCACCTATCTTCATTGACCAGCGGGGTCGCCTCACCGGCTGGCACCGTCGCCCAGCGGATCGGGAATCCCCGCGACCGCGCCAGCCACGTCCCAGTTGTAACCGGAAACGTACAATCGGGTGGTCCGATCCGAGGCGTGGCCGAGTAGCTCCCGGACCTCCTCGAGGTTGCGGCCCTTCGCCGCGGTGAGCGCCAGGGTCGCGCCGGAGTGGCGCAGCCAGTGCGCGCTCCCCTTCCCCGCGACCTCCCCGATGAACGCGGACAGCTCCTTGCTGAGCGTGTTGGCCTTCACTGGGCGGTCGGGGTGGCGGCGCTGCCCGATCAGCGGCCCCGAGGATGGCCGTTTGGCCAGCAGCATGGTGAGTGTCGTGAGCACCTCGGCGTGCATGAGCGGCACCCACCGCTGTTTGCCGCCCTTGCCGTGCCGAACATGCAGACGCGGCCGGCCGTCATAGAGATAGACGTCCTCGATCCGCAGCGCGGCGACCTCCCCGATGCGGAGGCATGCGGCGTAGCAGAGCCAGCACACCAGGTACAGCCGCCCGTCGGGGACGGCAGACAGCAGCAGATGCCGCAGCACGTCGGGGGGCAGGGAGCGGGGCGAACCACCACGGACCCTGGGGGTCCGCACCCCGAGCATCCGGTCCGATGACAGCCAGCCTTCGGTCGCGGCGACCTGATAGAACTGGCGCACTGCTACGGTCTTAGCGGCCGCTGCGGCGGCGGACAGGGGTTGCCCGCGGCGCCGGCCGGACTGGCACGGCCGGGCAAGGAACGCCTTCAGGTCCGTGCGGGTTGCCCGATGCCACCCGCGGCCACGCCGCTCCGCGAACGCCCAGAAGTCGAACAGGATCAGCCGCCACGTCGAGATCGTCGACCGGGCGCAGCCACGCTCAGTGAGCAGATACACACGATACTGACCCCAGACCGCCACGTTGGATATGGCCGACATGCCGTTCCCCCCACCCACGGTTGACAAACCGAGCGGGTCGGATACTTGCGACATGCCCTGGGATGGGCCACCTGCGGATGGCGTAGACCGGGATGCGGCATCTGCGGAGAGATTCCTCATGAGGACACCCCCATGCGGCCACCAACTCCCCGACTGGTCATCAGGCTTCCGTCGTGTTCGCCAGCGTGATAGGGCGGACCAGCGCACACCTGAAAGCTGGCTGCTGCGCTAACTCCTCGACCAACAGGAACCTTTGGCTTTCCACCTTGGCGACTCGGTAGGCGATGCTGGCGAAGCCATTCGGGCTGCGGAACCAGACCAATTCGCCAACCTCGATTTGGTGCCGCTGCGGCTCAATTGCGACACGCCGAGCCGTCCTAATCGTTGTCATGCGGCCACCAGCTCTGGGACCAGGTGCAGGCTGCGGCGGTCCCGCCGGCGGCGGTCAGGGCCGCGTCGCTGACCAGGCCACCGACCAGAACGTCCAGTGTTCGGGTTGTGCTGGTCGGAAGGAGCACCCACGACCGCCAGACGGTGACGGTACCGGCGATAGTCCTCGATGGTCAGGTCGGGTGGCCACAGGCCGGCCGCATGCCATGCTTCCTCCTCAGGGAGGTCGAGCGCGGCGATCAGGCGCTGGACCAGCTCGTGGGTGAGCTTGCGGATTCCTTCGACGATGCGACGGATCTGGGTCGCATCGAGCGCTGAGCCGTCGTCGAGGACGCCGACCATGACGGCGAGCTTGCTGCGAGTCCAGCCCCGCTTCAGGCGTTCGGCCTCGATCAGTGCGCCGAACTCTTGGGCTCCCATCGTGCTGTCTCTCCTTTGTTGCCAAGGGGGTGGCCCCCCCGGGCTCGACAGACGGTAAGTCTACAGGCGTACGCCCGTCTGTCAACAGGGGGATCCTCATGCATTCGCCGTAGTCATGAGTGATTCGGTCTGACACTCTTGACACTCTATGCTGTCGGGCGTACGTTCACCGTCTCATCCACCGACGGGAGGGCAGGGCGTGAACGGAGCGAAGCTGGCGAGGTTGCGACTGGCGAAGGGGTGGAGTCAGCAACGCCTCGCTGTCGAGGCCGGCGTCCACGTCATGACCGTGAGCTCCGCCGAACGCGGGGCCAAGGAACCACTGCTCGCCACGGTCGAGGCCCTCGCCCGCGCGCTCGACGTGCCCATCCCTGAACTGCTCAAGCCGGAGCCGGAAGAGGCGACAGCATGACAACGACACTCGAACCAAGCATCAACACCCAACTCGATGACTTCGAGTACGAGGCCACTCTGGCGCGGTTGCGTGACTACCGACACCAACTCGACGAGGCCGACCGTAAGGCAGACACGGGAAGCCTTGACCGCGCCGGCGATATGACCCGCGTACTCCTGGACCGCCGCTGGGCCACCGACGGGACGTTGCCGCCGCCGAAGAAGAGCCACTTCAAGCCGGTCGACCCCTACAGCCGTAGCCGGTTCGCGACCTGGATCAAGGCCAAGCTCGACTACCAGCCCCGCCACTGCTACCAGCTACTCAACGCCGAGCAGGTGGCGAGTAATTTGCGCCGGGCGCAACTTACTCCGGGCGAGGGCGAGCGTGCGCTCCGGACTCTCTCACCGTTGCTCCGCAAGGGCCGCGAGCATGAGATCCCAGCGATCTGGGAGCGTGCCGTCAAGCTCGCCCGTGGCGGTATTCCCAACACGGCACAGGTTCGGCAGGCGCTCGTTGACCACAACAAGGCGACCGGCTTTACCGCACCGCCACGTCAGAAGGTCCGCAAGGCCGAGACCTACCGCAAGAAGCACAGGACCGACTGGGAGAACTTCCTCGAGTACGGCAGCCGCGAAGACGCCAAGGCTGAGCTTCAGTGGATGGTCAAGCAGTTCAAGGCCCGGGCCGGCACGTCGTGACCGCCAAGCGAGTGGAAGGCTGGCAGCCCGGCGACCCACTGCCAGCGCCTGGAACGATCGTCGGGGACATATCCCTTCACGCGCCGGGTGTCAGGTTCGGTGTGGTCCTCGCGCCCGAATCATCTGACCGTGTCAAGCGCATCACCTCCGACGACCCTGCCATCTGGAAGCCCGCCATCGCTGAGTACACCGGAGCCGTCTGGTCCCGCGATGAGCAACGGGCCGCCAAGGACCTCGAAGAGGCCCAGCAGCGCCGCTACGGAGTCACCGGCATGGCGATCCTCGGCATCGACGAGGACGAGGAGGCCGCCAAGCGCGACGCCGAATGGGCGGCCCCCATGATCGACGACGACCTCGAAGCCCTACTCGCTGACCTCTAGGAAGGAACGGGCTATGGCACTGAACAAGATCGAGCAGATCGCCGCACTGTCCCTGCTCGCCAACAACGACCACAAGCAACTCGCCTGGCTGGTGGAGACCACCAACCACCTCCCCGCCAAGCAGAAGGTCACCGCCCTCGCCGCGCTGGTCCGCATCACCACCGACCGCGACGACAACGAGTCCCGCAAGCAGCTACTCGGGGTCCTGACCGACCCGGGTCCCAAGGTCATCTCGTTCGTCCGACCGACAGAGCAGGCGACCGGCTAACGCCATGACCGGCTACTACCCGGGCAGCATCGACTTGGCATCCCGCGCGGAGCGCGTCCCGAACCTGAACGGTGGTGCCGGCCAAGACCGCCGGACCGGCGACCAGTACCGCGCCGCCCTCGCCCGCGAAACCGAAGCCAGCCTGCGCCGCTCGGCGTCGTGGCGGAACGGCTGCCCCCTCCTCGAAGAGGAACGCTGGCCGACCATCACCAGCTCCGCCCTCGGCGGCCGTGGCGACCGGCCCGACAAAGGCCGGTGGGCCTGATGAGCACCATCAAGACGGCCCACGTCTCGCATGGCCGGACCGATGATCGGCATAGCTGGCGCGTCCACGTCGATGAGGTCTCGCTGTGGCGCATCTGGGTCAGCGAAACACTGCTGGCCGTCATGCACACCCTCGGCGTCTGCTGCGGCAGCCGGCTGTTCGCATGGGCGCGACACGCGCCGGACTGGGTCGCATTCCCCTTCTACTTCGTCACCTACCGGTGCGTGAACTGGGCCGCCCGCATCGACAACGGCTGGCTCCATGAGCGCTACAGCTTCGACGTGACCGACGACTGGGTGAAGGAACACGCAGCCGAGTTCTGGGCAGACATGCACGACGTGTACGCCGACGAGGATGAAGGCGTCCCGCCAATCCCTTGGGAGCAGGTCAAGGCCGAACTCGACGAGGAGACGCGCCTGCCATGAGCCGCGACTGGTCCTGGTGGGACGCGTGGAAGGGCGGCAACGCCGACGAGTCCAAACGCGCCCTCGACGCCGAAACCGACAAGTCGTTGGCGAAGGACCCGGGCCGCTGGTCGTGGGGCAAACGGGTCGAGGAGACCGTCGAGGACGAGCCGACCATCACCCGCCACCGTGGCAGCCGCGGTGGGCATGTCGCCGACCGGCGCCACCACACCGGCAAGGGCCGCGTCTCCAAGGGCGAGTCGGGGGAGCGGACCACTTGGAGGGACAGCGAATGGCGTAACGCCCGTGAGGACTACGACCGGCAGAACCCGCGGCCCTATGAGCGGTGGCCAGGGGAGGACGACCGCCGATGACCCGACTCGACCCGTACGAGCCAGCAACCCCGGACACCAACGGCGAACCACCACTCACCCCGATGCCCGACGAACCCGAGGTCCCAGAGTGAGGGTCGCCCTGATCGTGATGGCCGTCTACCTGGGCCTGGTCCTGCTCGGCATCGCGGTCGGCAAGTTCATCGCCGCAGGACGAGGTCCCCGATGACGCCGTTCATCCGGATCACCCGGGGCTTGAGTTCCCGTTGGTTCGTCCATCGCTGGCACGCCGCCCGGGAGTTTCACGCATGGCACGACCGCCGTGCGCGTGTCGGCGCCACGATCAGCGTCGGTTCCTGGCGGGTCAACATGGCCATCCTCCGCACGAAAGCGCGGCCCCGATGAGCCACCCCACCTTCCTCTCACTGTTCGCCGGCATCGGCGGCCTCGACCTCGGCCTCGAACGCGCAGGGTGGTCGTGCGTCGGCCAGGTCGAGATCGACCCGTACTGCCAGCGGGTGCTCGCCCGGCACTGGCCGGAGGTGCCTCGCTGGGGCGACATCAAGGAGCTGCATCCGGATGAGCTGCCCCGAGCCGACCTCATCGCCGGAGGTTTTCCCTGCCAGCCGTTCAGCAGCGCCGGCCATCGGGGAGGCATTGCCGACGAACGGTGGCTCTGGCCAAAGTTCGCGCGCATCGTTCGCGCACTACGACCCACCTACGTCCTCATGGAGAACGTCCCAGGGCTCCTTGCTGAGCACGGAGGCATGGGGATCATCCTTGGCGACCTGGCCGAGAGCGGGTATGACGCGGAATGGGACTGCATACCTGCTGCGGCCGTCGGTGCCCCTCACCTCCGTGATCGGGTCTGGTTGGTTGCCTACCCCAACGGTTCATCCCGGACCGCAGACGAACGGCAACACCCGGCGGTGGAACGGCCTGAACAGCCTGCAGGTGATGGCCAAGGCCGGCTGGTGGCCCACCCCGACGGTCAAGGGCAACTACAACCGCCGCGGCGCTTCGGCCAAGAGTGGGGACGGCCTTGCCACTGCCGTTGGTGGGACGTTGAACCCGCCGTGGCTCGAGTGGGTCATGGGATTTCCCGCCGGGTGGACAGAGAGCGCACCCTCGGCAACGCCGTCGTCCCCCAGGTCGCCGAGCACATCGGCCGGCTGATCCTCCAACAGATTCCCGGGGCGGCCGCGAGGCCGGTGTCCGTCCGGCCCACCACCAGTCCGAACGCGGAGGGCGTTCCTGGCGAGTCGGCGGCCGCCCCGGTTCACCAGTCCAAGACGGAGGTAGCAGAGCGTCCGCGGAGAGTGCGGCCGGCTCTCTTCTTGTCGGAGAGGCCTACCTCCGTCTTGGACGTCACCCACACCACCCGAGGTACCCCATGAGCGCGAAAACGCATTCGGTTCGCTGCGCCGGGCAGACGCGCTATTTCCCGATCACCCTTGGAGATTCGGCTCCGATGCAAGAGCCCTCATGCGGCTGGAGGGGGCGACGGCGCAACGACCGCGAATACTTCGGCCCTCACGGGATGGAATGGGCCGCTGAGATCGAGCCCTGTCCCCGCTGCGGCGGCCGGGTCGAACTGATCAAGGCCGGTGTCCCGTGAGCGTGGTGCTTGGCGGGCTGGTCCTGGCCGTGTGCGCCCTCCAAGCCCTCGGCTTCGCGATCGCCGGCTTCATCGTCCTCGGCGACCACACCCGCCACCACTGGAGGAGACGCCAGGCCAGGTCCTGAACGAAGCAAGCGGCGCCAACCCCTCACCCGGAGACCGGCGCCGCACACGACCTACAAGAGGAAGGATACCCGATGCGCGAAGTCACCCTACCCGCCAGCGACAACCACCCGAGGTTGCAACTGGTCGTGCCCGGTAACGGCGAGGATGGCGCCACGCTCTACGTCTACCTCACCAGGCAGCCGGACGCGTGGCATCTGCCCGCCATCGAACTCGTCGAGTTGCGTGATGCGCTCGAGCGGCTGATCGGCGGTGCGTCGTGACCGCCCCGGCGACGGTGGAGGTGCCCACCGCCGACGAGATCGTCATCACAGCGCTGGAACGGCTCGACTGGGCGGCCAAGCACCTTGAGAAGCCCCTCACTGTCGCGCGAGTCCACGTGATCAAAGGTCATATCGCCGCCGCTCGGGCCGCGCTGCTCACCCCACCGGTCCGACCAGAGGAGATGAGCTAGATGCTCGACCTCGACGCGATCCATGTCCGTGCTGGCGATGCTCTGATGCTTCGTACGATCGCCCGGCCGGAGACTGCTGTCGGTGACGCGATCCTAGCTGGCGCGGCTGCGCTTGAGGTCCAGCCGGCCCTGGTCGCCGAGGTGCGCGCCGCCAGGGAGGAATTGCAGCGACCAGCAGAGGAGCGCGCCGCCCGCACGATGGTTTACGCCCAGAGGTTTGCCGATCAAATCCTGGACGAGGCCAAGGTCAAAGCCAAGGCGATGGTCGCTGAGGCCGAGACCCGCGCCCGCAACATCGTCGAGGTCGCGCAGGAGCGCGCCTTCGAGATCGCCAGGGAGGCCCGCTGATGCCGCACCTGCTCGGGCCCGCCGGCAGCCCACTGCCGCCCTCCCGGAACGAGGTGCTGTTGCGGGAGGCGCTGGACCGGCTCCGCGCCCAACTCGACGCCGCCCGTCAGGTCATCAATGTCGGTCGGTCGCATGTCCGCGCCGAAGAACTGGACAGCAGCATGGCCGCCGCTACTTGGTCCGATCTGCGCGACGCCATTGCCGCCTACGACAAGGTCGTAAAGGAGCTGACCGTCCAATGACGCAGGCCATGATCAGCGCGCCGCCGAAGCGCTCGCTCACCCCCGCCCAGCGACGCCTCCGCAAAGCCGACCCGACCATGGCCACCCGCATGGACGAGTTCGCGGTCGAGATGGACCAGACCCTCGACCGGTTCCAGGCCGCCCTGGACCGCGAATACGACCTCGCCGCGGCCGTCGACCCGCCCCCGCCGATCCTGGACTCGGAGGTCGCATTGGCGACCGAGGGATGGCGGCTCGTCGACACCGTCGCGGTCCTGTACGCCACCGTCGACGACCTGCAGACCACCGCCGACGCGGCCCGGTTCGCGCTGGCTCGGCTCGCGTTGGAGACGCTGCCTGCCTACACGACCTACCAGCAGCCCGCCCTCCCACCCCCGCCAGACTCGTTCGACGATGGGGACCCCACCGAGAACTTCCACAGGATGCGCGCTGACGGGCCGAACATGGACACGCTCATCCGCGAGGCCTCCGAGACCCCCGACGACGCCGACCGTCCAGGCTGGTGGCCTGCCCTCGCCACCAAGGTCGAGCGGTGGTGGCCACGACTCCGCGGGTGGGGACGGCAGCTCCGCGCCGCCACCACGCTGCTCCTGGCGGGGGTGGGCTAGGTGGCGTTCGAGACGGAGGTCGCGCGGGGTATCGCCCTGCTGGACGAGAAGGTCCCGGGGTGGCGGGAGCTGATCGATCTGGACCGGCTCGACATGGAGATGGCCGAGCGGCGAGAGAACGGCTGCTGCTGCATCCTCGCGCAACTCTACGGCGGGTACATCGCCGGGCTTGAAGCGATCGGACTCGATGACGAGGAAGACAGCCCCTACGGCTTCGACGATATCGACGATGCGGATTACCCCGCCCTGACCGATGCGTGGCGTCGTGCCCTCACTCCGGATGGTGCGCCATGACCTGGCTGGTGCTGTGGCACACCACACTGCTTCTCGCGGGGGTGGTGGGGTGATGCGCCGCCGCCTCGACCAGGCACTGATGGTCACCATGCTCGCCCTGGCAGTCGTCAGTCTCATCCGTCTGGACTGGCCGTACGTGCTCATCAGCCTGCTCGGTGCCATCGTCGCCGGCCTGAGTATCCGCATCGACCGGCTTGAGGCCGAGATCGTGGTGCTGCGTATCAACGATCTCCTCGGCCCTGAGAACAGCAGCCATAAGGAGCACTGATGGGCGAGACCCCACCCGTCCGCTCCATCTGCTCCCACTGCAATGGGACCGGAGTGGCTGGCCGGAAGCTACGCAGTCGCGGTGAATGCCCAGCGCGCTGGTGGGACATGACCCGCGAGCCGTTTGAGGAGTGGACCTGCGGCCGGCCGCTCGCCCCCGGCGCGCGTCACTGCCTCGAGCATGAACGGCAGATCGCCTTCCTCGCCGAACAGAGGAGCCCCTGATGACCGCCGACCCGATCCCCGCCGTCATCTACGGCACCTGCATCCATTGCGCGCGGCTCCGCCCCCTCCAAGCCGACGGGGTACTCGCGATCCACTACCTACGGCACAAGACCAGCGGACGGGACCGACGGCGCCGCTGCCCAGGCAGCCGCCACCTTCCCCGAGAGGACACGCGATGACTGAACTCACGATCCACCGGTCCAACAGCGACACTGTTAGCTTCGAGCCGATCTCAGGGGAACGGAAAGCGCTCCTGAAAAGGACGATCGCCAAGGACCTCACCGACGACGAGATGGACCTCTTCGTCGCCGTCTGTAATCGCCGCCGCCTCGACCCGTTCGTGAAGCAGATCCACGCGGTCAAACGGCGGCAGTGGAACTCGAAACTGAACGACGGCAAGGGCGGCTACGAAGAGGTCATGGTCATCCAGACCGGCATCGACGGGTACCGGCTCGTCGCCGACCGGACCCACCAACGCGACGGGGTCGAAGGGCCTTGGTGGTGCGACGACTCCGGCGAATGGAGGGACGTGTGGCTCGCCGACGGTCACCCCTCCGCCGCGAAGATCATCGTCTACCGCAAAGGCCACACCCGCGGGTACGTCGGGATCGCGCACTGGGCCGAGTACGTCCAGACCTACAAGGACAAGCAGGGCAACTGGGTGCCGGTGCAGATGTGGCAGAGCATGCCCGCCGGGCAGCTCGCCAAATGCGCGGAGGCACTGGCATCACGCAAAGCGTTCCCGGAGGAGCTCGGTGGGATCTACACCGATGAGGAGATGGGCCAGGCCGAGGAGGGTCCCATCGCCGGCGCAGTGACGCCGACGCCTGCGCCGGCGATGGCCGCCACCGGCAGTGTGCCAACCATCCAGCAGATCCAGCGGCTTCGCAGCAAGGATGAGGCCACTGACCTCGTCAGAGCGCACCGCGGATTTAGCGCGTACGTGTCTCGAGCCATCACAGAGATGCATGGCATCGGCCCGGAAGTCGACTGGTGGCCACGCGCAAGCGTCCGTGAACGCCGGGAGGTCCTTGAGTACGCGGTCGAGCTCGCCGACCAGCAGGAACATGAGACCGTCGGAGCGGGGCCCTCCCCCGACCCCGCTCCGGCACCCACGTCCGATCCGGCCTCTGGTTCTGTAAGGGGAAGGCAGAACCATGCCGGGTCGGACGAACAAGGCGGTGACGCCGATGGTGGCTGAGCTGTGCAAGTGCGGCCACGACCTGGCCGCGCATACCGGCAGCGGCGTCGCCGGCATCCCCTGCAACGTGTGCGGGGTCAACCGCCGAGGCTGGCCCACCGGGTACTGCATGGGCTGGGACCCACCGCGGCGTCTCATCGGCTACCACACCGCCGACGGCAGGGCCTACCAGCCCGAGGACGTTGCACTCGTCTACGAGGCCGACGATGCCGATGTGACCGGGCCGGCCGGGGCGACCACCCCCACGGAACCCCCGGCCGGCCCCCACCCATTCGTTGGCCGGCAAGACCGATGGTGCGAACAGTGCCACCGGCCGGACCGCGACCCGATCCATGCCCCGGCCGGCCCCCCCGACCTCACCCACGCCATCCACGCCGCTGCCCAGGCGCTTTATGCCGGGAGCCATTGGAAGCTGAACTCGGACGACGCCGCCCGGATCGCGGTGCAGGCAGCGTGGCCTCAGATGGAACGTGACCTGCGCGTCGCACAAACCCAGATCGACCAGCTCCGCGCCTTCGTCGACGCGGCCCGGGAATTCGTCCACGCGGAGGAACTCGACAGTTCTTGGTCAGCGCCAGCGTGGGCATCACTCAAGGTCGCGCTGGCCGCCCTCGACCAGGCGGCACCGGAGCAGCACCCATGACCACCCTCCAGCGCAAGGCGTGTCCCCGCTGCCAACGGGTCGTCGCCTGGCGGGTCATCCGCGGTCCCCGCGTGAATCGTGGACGACCCATCCCGGCACTGTCCCAACCCGTCCCACACAAGCAGCCAGCAATGGATGACGACGGCGTAACCGACGAGCCGGCATGGTGCATCCCAACCAAGGCAGAGCGGTCATGACCGCCACGCCCAACCCCCAGGGTGACCTCCGCATTGTCCCCGTCAGCTTCCGGGAAGCCCAAGCGTTCATCGCCGCGTGGCATCGTCACCACAAGCCACCCCGCGGCATGAAGTTCTGCCTTGGCGCCGCCGATGGTGATGTCCTCGTCGGCGTCGCAACCGTCGGCCGTCCAGTTGCCCGCGCCTTCGACAACGGCAAAACGCTGGAGGTCAACCGGACCTGCGCCGACGGCACCCCACACGTGAACTCGATGCTGTATGGCGCCTGCTGGCGTGCCGCGAAAGCGCTCGGCTATGAGCGGCTCATCACCTACACCCAAGAAGGCGAATCCGGAGCGTCATTGCGTGCAGCTGGATGGCGGATTATTGCGGAACTGCCAGCCCGCGGCCCGTGGAAATACGCCAGCCAACCCAGAGACCCATCCACCGGCGGAATCCAGCGCACGCTCTGGGAGGCACCATGACCGCCACGCCCAACCCCAAGATCACCCGGGCAACCGACGAACGTGACTACTTCCAGGCGGCCATGCACCGCATGCGGGAGGCGTTCGCTGGCGTGCGGCAGGGCCGGTTCACTTGGGAGCAGGGCAACGACGAGTTCTTCGACGGCTACCAGCAGGCAAAACAAGTCTTCGCCGCGGTCCTGCTGCAACGCGATGTGCATGCCGCCAAAGGCAAGGATGCGAAGCCATGACCGCCACGCCCAACCCCCAGCGGCCACTCTGGCACCAGCGATGCCGACTACCACTGGCCGACGGGTTCGACGCTGCCGTCATGATCTGCCCCAGCCACGAATGGGTCATCGAAGACCGCACCCCACCAGGCCGCCAGCAAGGCGACCCCTGGTACATCGTCTGCGTGTGCATGAACTGCCACGCCGCCCGCTGCGGCCACACGGGCGACCCGAACCCGTGCAAGCTCGCCCGCCACCATGTGCTCGAGTGGCACCACTACGCCGACGGGGCGATGGAACCAATCGGCGGTGTCGTCACATGACCTCCACGCCCAACCCCCAGGTGCAGCGGGACACTGTCTACACCGCCGCAGCGATGGCCATGCTGCCCTGGGCCGACGACGCGGAACTCGACGTGTTCGAGTGGCGCCCCTGCCAGCAATGCCCACACCCAGGCTTCGCGTGCCCATGCTCCGGCCGGCCCTGGCCAAGCGCCGCAGTCCGTGCAGCCATCGACGCAGCACTCGCCACGCGAGACACACCATGACCGCCACGCCCAACCCCAAGATCGAGCAGGCCCCCCTCTGCCCCTGCCACGACTGGCCCATGATTGAGCGCACCGGCCACCTCGGATGGGTCTGTTTGTGGTGCGGCACCACCATCGAACAGGACGGAAGGTCGGGACGGTGGCGCCCATGACCTGGGATGGGCTTTCGCCGCCGTACGCGACCATCGTCGCCGACCCACCATGGCCATACGACGCCAACCCGCTCGGCTACCAGCGTAGCCACGGGATCAGGAAATTCATCCCCTACTCCGAGATGCCCGTCGACCACATCAAGGCGATGCCCGTCGCGGACCTCGCAACTCCGGCAGCACATCTCTACCTCTGGACTACACAGCGTTTCCTCTGGACTGCCAGGGACGTTGCCGACGCTTGGGGGTTCAAGGTTGGCCCGGTCCTCATCTGGTGTAAGGAGCCGATGGGGCTGGGCGGCGGACCAGCTTTCACGCCGACCACCGAGTTCGCGTTGTTCTGTCGCGCACGGATGGGGCCGCTCATCAAGGCCGCTCGAGAGATTGCCGGATTGGGCCGAGGTGACCTGCACCGCCTGCTACGGGACGACAAACCGACGGGCATCGTGTACCGCTGGGAAGAGGATGCTTGCCTGCCGACCCCGCTGGATTGGGCAAAGCTTCGCAGCGTCCTACCAAGCCTTGCCGAACTGCCAGACCTTGCCGACAACCCGCGCCGTACGGATACGACGTGGTGGAAGTGGAAACGTGGCGGGCACTCTGCGAAACCGCCTGCCTTCATCGACCTCGTTGAGCGAGTCTCACCGTTCCCCTATGTGGAGCTGTTCGCCCGGCAGCCCCGCCTCGGGTGGGACTCCTGGGGTCGTGGGTTCGAGCACCTCGGGAAGGTCGCCCCATGACCGCGCGTATGCCCTCTGACCTGCGGTTTTGTGCTATGATCGGGGCAGTTAGCGGCCCCGCGCGACCCGAAATCGCCGGGGCCATGGCCCCCAACCTACGGAGAGGTGGGAGCGTGGTTCATCGTACCTGCGTGCAGCTGCCTCCTCACCCCCTGCTCAACCGGTCCACTGAGGAGGTGTGATGCCGCGGAACTACTTCAAGCTCGACCTGTACTTCTTTGAGCACCCCAAGGCCGTTGACCTCTCCCACGCGGCCACGGTGCTCTTCTTGGCGTCCATCGCCTACGCCAACCGCCGGGAGACGGACGGGTTCATCGCCCGTCCTGTCGTCCGCAAGCTCGTTGACATTGAGGACGCCTACGACCAGGATCCGCCGACCCATGATGAGCTCGCGGCTTGCCTTGTGAAGGCGAATCTGTGGGAGCCGGTTGAGGGTGGCTGGCAGATCCACGACTTCGCCGACCACAACGACACCAGCGATGAGCGGGCCGCCAAGCGCGCTGACGACGCGGCCCGTAAACGCAAGCAGCGTCATCGTGAGTCCACTTCCGGCCAGGTCACACCGGGACAGGATGTGACGCCTGCCGATGTCACACCGAGTCACAACGGACGTGTCACAGCGTCACACGCTATAGAAGTAGAAGTAGAAGTAGAAGTAACAGAAGCAGAGAAGAGAAATATCAACACCGTCGTCGAGCAAGCTCGACCGGTCGGCGTCCACCCCGCCGCTGTCCAGCAGGTCTTCGACGCCTGGCAGCACTCGACCGGCAAGCACAAGGCCCGCCTAGACGACAAGCGGCGCCGCAAGATCCAGCAGGCTCTCAAGACCTACCCGCTCGAGGACATCCTCGATGCCGTCCAGGGCTGGCGTAATTCACCCCACCACTGCGGCCAGAACGACCGCGGCACCGTCTACAACGACCTTGAGCTACTACTCCGCGACGCGCAGCACATCGAGGCGTTCCGTGACCTCGCGCGGGATGGTCCCGGAGTCCCCATCGGCAAACGCACCCAGCAGCTTCTCAACCACCAGCAGGGCATGCATGCCGTCGGCATGGCGAAGGGGGTGATCGGCAATGGCAATGGCCTGGCCCCAATGGGAGCACCTGGTCGCCCGGATCAACGCGAGCTGGCCCGACCAGCAGATCGAACCGCTGACAGCAGGTGAGTGGTACGACGACCTCGCCCATCTGGACCCCGAGCTGCTCGGCCAGGCCGTCCGGAACCTCCGCCGCGAACATGACTACCGCCCGGCCCTGGCCGCGCTCCTCCGCGAGGTCGGCCAGCTCCGCGCCAACCTGCCCCAGCCATCCAGCAGCCGACCCCGCGTCGACCACGACACATTCCGGCAGATCCTCATGTTCGACCCCGCCGCGCAGAACACCCCCGCCGGCGTCAACCTCAGCGACCACACCTGCATCCCCAACCAGACCCGCGCCGAGGAATGGCTCAAGTTCCAGGTCGAGCAGGCCGTCCCGTGACCTTCGTCGTCGCCAAGGTCGACCACCCACCCACCAAGGAGACCCCATGAGCGAGTGGTATCCAGGTACCGACATATTCAGCGTCACGCCACCTGAACCGATCGACACGCCGCTCGAGGAAGTGATGGCGTCCACGATCCCACCGGAGCTTCAAGAGCCCACCGATGGCTGACCGTCCCATGACCGTCCCGGAGGTCCTGACCCCATGAGCAACATCGCCCGGAAACCCAACATCGAGATCCGCCGGAAGGTCGGCTCCGGCTATTACCGGACCTACGGGCACCTGTACTGGCGACCCTTCATCGTCGTCGCGTTTGGTCGGGTCCTCGTCGGCCGGAAGCGGCTGGCACGGTCATGGGCCACCCCCGACCGGCGGGAGACCCCATGAGCATCGACGACCGGGAACGCTGCCCGACTTGCGGTCAGCTGCTACCGGTCACCCACTCGGGCACCCGCAACCGTGAAGTCGAGTACAA